TTTGGGCGGTACTTTGTGTAAGATTGGCAGTCCATTATTAAGTTTTTTATTATGTTCCCTTTGTACACCGTTGCAAGCCGGTTGCAATGCAAAGCAACCGGCTTTTGCTTAATATATCGCGCATGATGTGAATGCTAATATATACTTGAGCCACTTTCCAGCAAAATGACAGCGAATATTTGAGCCACCTAATGGCTTCCCGTATAATAGATGTAGACTACTATGCGGGAGGCGATAGAAAGGTGGTCACATCGGTGGATGTCTACAAATCAATCCGCGCGCTGCAACTTGAAGGAGTAACCAGTCAGCGTGCAACAGCTAAAATTCTGGGAATTTCCAGAAACACAGTCAAAAAATATTGGATGGGCGACGCAGTTCCATGGGATCGGAAAGCCTACCAGCGAGAAGCCTCTGTCATAACGCCAGAAGTAATGAATTACAGGAACCTTGAAAACAGAATAGACGTAACTATCCGAGAAGGATAGATGTCCACAGAAGCGGTCACCTCTACCGGGTGGCTGGCACAGGAAAGTAGTACGCAGGCAAGAGTCCTGAAGCAACCTTTCTGATTATCCTCTGGTTTCAGGGGATAGAGCGACAAGACACGCCCGTGCCTGACGAAATATAGGTACGGAAGGGCAGAGAATAGAACCTGGCCTATGGGTAAGGCAGATGTGCAGCAAGTAGAACTGCAGTGAGCGATTGCAGCAAAGGTTTTGAAAATTTGTGTTGTTGCTCAACTTGTTATTGCAATTTGCATAATAGAACTAGAGAATAACTCTTTCAATGGCGGGGGCAACCTCGCCATTTTGTGTATTCTACAAACTGATGGGAAAATGGATATGGCGAAAACTCCAAAAAATTCGCTGGATATTTGGGGAATATGTCAATGCGGAAACATTCCTGTTATGGTATAATAATCTATATGAAGGATAATCTCTAATTATCTGTTGTTCGAGGGTAATCAGCTATTATCTATTATTATTTGGGAAATCAAGGAAATATTATCTTTTTAAGCAGGGGACACCAATTATGAATGCGATTATTTTAGCTGCAGGAAAAGGTTCACGTATGAGAAAAGATGGGTATAGCACGCCCAAACCCTTGCTCCCCATTTTAGGTGTCCCAAATTTGGAACGCACAGTATGGATGCTCCATGAATTTGGCATCGAAGATATTACCGTACTCTGTAACAGTGAGTTTCTGGAGCAATACCGATTCTTGCAAGAAAGATATCGTTGTCATATCCTGCATAATCCTATTTACAGAAATACATTATATTCCATGAACCAAGCAATCGACTTATTTCATGATACCTTTGTGATAGAAGGAGATTTGGTCCTAGCTCGAAATATTTTTTCCCGGCAAGACAATAGCTTTTACTATGTAATGCGCTATCCTCAATGTGGAGAAGACGCTTGGCATCCTATACTTGAGGGTGAACAAATAACCTCGTTCCAAATTGGATACTCTAACGAACCGTGTCTTCTGGGGGTTTCGTTTTGGGCGCAAAAAGATTGCCCATTGGTAAAATCTGTACTACGGGAATATTTTACGGAAGAAAACTTTAAAAATGATTCTATCTTTTGGGATGACTGTATTACCAGCGTTCTAAGGCAAATTCCAATCCGAGTGCGGGAAGTTAGTTCTAGCGATGCCTGTGAAATGAACACCGGTATTGAATATAAATTTGCTCAAGAAATGTGCTCAAAATATTTTCAAAATTGTCTACCCTTTATTTTGGATTATGGCCGAGAACAAGCTATTCGTTCTCATCGGCTTAATTTTGTGGAGGATATAGACTCGTGTACACAGTGGCAGGAACAGCTTTTGGACTATCTTGGCGATAAGAGTCAAGAGGGGAATCTGAGCCGAAACCCTACCGTTTTCACATGTGGTGAGTTTCCATTCATGGCTAAGGACACACAAACTGGAGACTATGTGGCTTATTTTGATGTCGCAGAGGCTTCCCACTACATATTGCTCCGTCGACTATTTGTTGCTCAGGAGGCCCGTAGACACGGGATCGGAAGTGAAATCGTTCGCTACATCAAACTGTACGCAAAACTGTCTAACAAAGAACTTCGTGTCAATGTGTATGACGCGGATGCGGAACAATTCTATCGAAAACTAGGAATGAAGCCCTATTTCAAAACGCTCCGCTTTCCTATGGAGGATCTACTATGAAAGGGAAACAAATAATTGATAAGATACTAGAACAATACAAGCATGAAGATATCAATTTTGACATGTATATAGTCGCCGATGCACAAACCAAAACCGTGCGTGAAAGTGACCCCCGCATTTCCCATGCTGATGAAAGCGAGTTTTTCTCCCGTATGGAATTTGCTGAGATTGCGTCCGCATTATTTAATGTATTTGGATTTGCCCGGGTGTTTTACAGTGAGATATCTTTTATTGAATATGTCATCCATAATAAAATACAGCCGAAGGATTGCATCGTTTATAATTTTTCGCGTGACGGAGTGAATCCCGGCAAGAAATCCTTGATTCCAGCATTTTGTGATCTATATGGCATAAAATATACAGGGAGCAACGCATTTGTGATCTCCCTTCTTAGAAACAAAAGGATTTATGGCGACATTCTTTCCAAAAACGGTATCCCAGTACCTATTACATACGAATTTCTTCCTGACCGTACCACGCAAGCAGACATCTTGGACGTGTTTAATGGTTTGGATATCCTGATGAAGAATATTGATGAGTCTGCCAGCATAGGGCTAACCCCCCATTGCAAAATGAGACTGAGCCATGACTCATACCAGCAGTTTTATAATACGGCCACAGCAGTAAACTCCAAACGCGTTTTAGTACAGGAGTTTATTGCCGGGCCAGAATGTGAGGTGTTAGTCGTAAAATACCAAGGACAATATTTAGCCCTGGATCCGGTGGAAATCGTTTTTCCTGATGATCAGGAATTCATGGATTCCGAAATCTCAAACTCCTATCGATACACATTCAAGTTACTGGAGGGAGCTGCCGCCAATGATGTTCGGCAATTGGCGGCCAAAGCTGCGGAAATATTGGATGTCAAGGATTATGCTCGCTTCGACTTTAGAGTGAGGGACGGAATTCCCTACTTGTTTGACATCGCTGGGACTCCGTATACAATCCGCCACAGCTCGATTGCCTACCTCTTTGACCAATATGATCTGAAGTATGAAGACATTTACAAGGTAATTGTGACTTGTATGCTTTCTAACTACCGAGATGCTTAATTGTACGAAGTATACTGCAGATCCGAAAGCATCAATCCACGGAAAAAGAAACGCGACAGAGTGTTTTCCTTACGATTGACATGCACTAGGTTGTGACAGAAATCGTAGGCACTCATTGAAATGCGTTTCCGTATTACGTCAGCAAGGGCCTGGTCTTTCATTTCCCAGAATTTCTCCTGCTTCTTAAAGAGTGCAGGAATAAATCCATGAACAGATTGGCTTAACTGTTCTGCCATTTCCCAGTTTCCATCACGAATCATGCGGAAAACCTCAAACCAGGCAAAGTAGTACCGATAAAAATCGTCAATATCCAAATCACTAACATCAGATACATCCTTGCAGGTCATTTGACGTTCTAACATAGCCTTGTACTTCAAATACTGCTGATCATTGCCACTGTACAGGCAAAGAGAACATATATTGGTAAGTATGACAAACTCTGTGGCGCACGGCTTTTTATGTAATAATTTTTTCAGCTTAGAAAAGGTCTGCCTGGCTTTGGTCAAGCAGACCTTTTCACTTTTTGCCTGCGCCTCTGCCTGCAAGAATTCCGCAATCAGAAAATTGTTCTGCAGTTTTTCGGGTTGTGGCAATGTGATTCCATAGTGGTCTGCAATTTCTTGTGCCTGTTTGCACAGTTCCTGAGCGTCATCATATTGCTGGATTACAATGTCGGTTCCAGCCTGACAAACCAAGGTCAGACACATTTCATCCCAAATTTGATTTCTAGAAAAGTAGGACTTGGCACGCTCATAATAAGGGGTACATTGGGTCTGGTTCACGAAAAGAAAGGCCTTCCGGTTAAATACATTTTCAATATACTGCCCAAGCCCCTTTGCGCTTTTTGAACTACAGGCGTTTGAAAGACTCAAACTCAACTTGTAGAGTTCGGTAAACTCGTCATCTCGATTTAAAACATCTAGAAGGTAGGGTGCCACGGTATAAATGATGTTGAGACGTACAATTGTTTCATCCATTGGCTTTAGCTTAATGGGATTAACAGAATCAGTTAAAAGAATCTCATGATTTGCATATGACAGACATTCTTCAAAGAGCAGTTTCAAGTCTTGATTATAGGGGGAATGTGTCCGGTATAGGTAGTGAAAATATGCTCGTGATAGCTCAGCTTTGAGAGGCACATCAAAGCCTTTCCTTTTTAATCTCAAGTAAGCTGAATGCAATCCCTGAAGATCTTGTGTATCAGGTGATTTGACGATCATCTCGTAAAAATCTTTGATTTCTTGGAAATCCTCTTTCTGCTCTGCTGTTCCGTACTTATTTATTGCATCATCTATTTTAGAAAGTAAATCAAAATCTATGCTTGAAAATCTGCTAGTATAAGCAAGTCCCAACAACGCAAATGCCTGGGGTCCAATAGCCCTATAATATTTTATCAAGTAAAATGCTCGGATGTAATACTCATCCTGCTCATTCACAGTATAGTACTGATAGTAGTGTAGGAGTCGTTCTCTTCGCTTCTCAATACTTTGCTTTTCAAGCGCAGATTTAATCTGATAGCAGGGAAAATCGTAAAAACAATCTAAACTCTTGTCAAGAAATGCCTCTTCTTTTGCTATGTCCAGGCTGTTTGCAACTGTATTATCATTTCTATTCGTAATAGATGAAATTTCAGTGGTTGTGAAGGGCTGTATGGCAAGTGATGATGACAAAATAATATCTTCCATATCTGATTCAGATATTTCTTTGTTCAGGCCATCTGTCTTGAGTTTCGCAAGCCGTCTTTTGATAACATACTCCAACGCTGCAAAATAGTCCTTGTTCTGGAAAGTTAGATCAACAAAGAGAAAATCGGCAAGGTACAGATTTCCGCCACTGATTTTTTGTATTTGCAGAATGTTTTGCTTTACAGTGTCGGTAATCAACAGCTCCAAATGTCTGCTTTTTAAATACTCTAAAATATCATCTGAATCATAGGGACTTAATTCAAAATGTGTAATTCGTTCTGCCCCGCTTCCCATGCTTAAGAACATGGTATCACTAGTATCTGTAACCAGAAAATAAACCTTTGAGGATAATGCCCTTTCCAAATCCTCTCGGTGAGATAGCAGGAGTTGTGCCATCGACTTCACTTGACTATGAGCACTCGATAGGCCATCTAAACAAAACAGAAACCGATGGTTTTGAAATGATCGCAACAAGGCCTTTAGGTGGTTATACTGGCTCTCTTCGCGGTGTGCTCCGACCTCCAAGCCAGCAGACATATATAGGAAGCTTGCAGAAAGGGATAGGTTATCCACTCTTAGTTTCGGCATATTCCCTACAGCGGAAGGGGAAACAAAACTATCTCCACGATTTATATAAGACCGCATACGAGATATTTTTTCGCACTTTTTTACAACATTATTTGCCACAAAGCTTTTTCCGGAACCCGCAGGTCCTGTTAATAATATGATTTCTGGAGCTGTCTTATTATTATAGGAATCGACCAACCGTTCAATTAACTTATCCCGGTTAGAAAAACCATTAATTATTCCGTGCTCCATAATTTCACCCGCCGATAGCTCCTATTCTTCCCCAAATAGATTACCCTCGAACAACAGATAATTAGAGATTATCCTTTATTAGTGGTGTGCGGGAAGGAGCGAATGAGCAGCGTAAACGTTGCTGTTTAGTAAGTAAACTTCAAGGTCGCTCGCGGATGCATGGCTGAAAGCACTTTTTTTTGACGTTCAAAACTTGCATGGACATAACGCTCAGTAGTTTTGATTGAGCTGTGCCCCAGAATCTCTTTTACTTCGTAAACGTCGCCACAAGCATCCCATAAATACGTGGCAAAAGAATGACGGAACATATGTGGAGTATAGTGGCCGGGCTGGTTTGATAGATCGGTGTATCGGTTAATAATCCTGCGAACAGACTGCTCAGACAATCTGTTCCCATCTCTGTTCAAAAAAAAGAAGGGCTCGTCGGCAACGCGAGGAACTCTAACTTGCAAGTATTTTTTTAGTGCTCGGATCACAGGGGCAGAAGCCAAGTAGATTTTTCGCTCTTTACTACCTTTCCCACGGATAAGAACAACCTGGCTATCTAAATTCAAGTTATCGCAGGTGATTGTACAAAGCTCGGAAACGCGTATCCCACTAGCGAACAAAAGCTCAAGCACGGCGATATTTCTAATTGTTTCCCGGCGAGCAGCTTTGGAATGGGCGGTCGAAAGTTCGCGGTAAGCGGCGGAAAAGATGGCACCAAGTATCGGGCGATCAATAGTTCTAGGAAGTAAAATTTCCTGGCGAATATGCAGTTGAATTTTTTCAAAGGGACTGTGTTCCAGAATTTCTTCATAGACTAGGTAATGGTAATACGCTTTTAGCGCTGCAATTTTACGCTTCACTGTAGACGCTTTGTAGCGTTCCATGAGATGCTCAATGTATAGTTCCATGTCAGTACGAGTAACCGTTGTTGGTTTTGGATAAAAATCGACAAACTGTTTGAGATCAATCTGATATGCCTTTAGAGTTTTATTATCCAGGTTTTTTTGCAACTTGCAGTAAGTGAAATATGCAGATAATGTTTGCGGTTCAGTCATAGGGAGGGCTCCTTTCGCTAATTAAAGTAATCATAATACTACAACAAAAGCAGCGCTCTGCAAAATGGTATTCGGAAGTATGAATTGCCGTCGGTTGAGTGCGGCTTTAAGTATATGGACACTGTGTATAAAATTATGGCACGAGCCGCAAAAGGTGATTCAATCCATGAATAGTAGGCATAGAACTATCATAATTAGTGAATGGTGTTCGACTTTGGTGTGGTATCGGGCTGCTTAAAAAATGCAAATTCGAATAAGAGCAAATCGAGTTTGACATGGAACAACGATGATAGTGCAATAAAAGAGGTTTGAACGCTTTTGAGGATAGGCTTAGTTTGAGTCATTTGGGAGAGCAACTGACTCTTAATCAGTGGGTCCTGGGTTCGAGTCCCCGATGGTGCACCAAATACCGCAAATACAAACCCTGCTGCTTTGGTCTTTTTCCTTTGTGGTACGTTTGGAATTTGCGTCGCCAGGGGTTCCCGCTGGTAGGCTTGCAAATGCAAAGCAGGGAACAAGCAAAGCCCCCGCAGGTACGCTTCGGCGCACTTGCGGGGGCTTTTTGTTAAATCTCGGTTGTTACCTCAACGGCGGCAATTTTTTCCGCCAGCTGTTTGAGGGGCGTGTCTTCGGTGTATTCGACTTCCAGGCCGTCGGCCAGTTTGTGCAAGGCTTCCAGGCTCATGGTTTCAAGCTGTGCCGTGTCCAGGTGCCCGGTTACGGTGCGCCCTTTGTTTGCGCCCGAAATTTCCGCCTGCATATTGATTGCGGTTTCGTCGGTCATGGTGTCCAGGAATTTGGCCACCTTTTCGCGCAGGCCAGCAGGCAAGGGAAGGCCGCAAAGCAGCATATTCTTCATAATGCTGGTAGCTTCATAGAGTACATAAACAACGCAGAAGAATTCTGCAAGGCCCAGGCTTTTAATGCCCATTGACGTAAGCACCGCCCTTGTATCGGCGTTTGCCCAGGCCAGCACGTCCACGCCTACCATGTCGTCCACAAGCACCAGGAAAAGCACAGACAGGACCATAGCCACCTTGCGGATGCCGCCGTCGATGCCGACGCTGGAATTCCATTTTTTGTATTTCACAGCGCGCAGGCAGCCCAGGGCGGTGTCCAGGAAGATGCACAGCAGAACCAGGCGCACAAACAGGTTGCCGGTCAGGGTGTGCAGATAGTTAGAGAAAAGCAGATCCATTTTTAGCACTCCTTTACAGTTACGGGCAGGCCCAGGGATTCAGCCTGCGCCTTCAAGGTGTTTTTGTCGCCTGCGCTCATGGGGCCAGCCGTCACCATGTATTCGGTTGCTTTCGGCTGGGCGGCCTGGGCGGTTTTGGTGTAGCCGTTCAGTCCGTTCTTTTCCATAATGGCGGGATAGTCGCGGTAGCAGACGTCGCAGTCCAGGCTATTGCCGAAGCCTGCAATTCCCAGCGCGTTCTTGCTGGAATACTGCCACAAACCGTTCTGCACCGTGGCAGTGTCGGTTTTGGTGTAAGCAGCTTCCCACTTGTCGAAGTTGGCAAGGCCCGACAGATTGGTTTGGTTGATGAAGAAGTCGCGGGAACAGTACACGGCGGCATAATAGCCGCCCGCTTCCAGGGTTTCCAGCGCAGCCTTAATAATGGCCGTGTTCTGCGCCTTGCCGCAGTTCAAGTTATATTTTTCGTACTCCACGTCGTAGTAAATGGGGTACGCGAATTTGTGGCCCGACAGCATTTTTACAACCTGCTGTGCGGTGATTCTTGCGGCGGCGGGGCTGGTATCGTAACAGTAGAAGTAAACGCCCACGGGGAGGCCGTACTTCTCGCAAGCGGCTAGGTTGTTAAGGAATTGGCCGTCCATGTACAAGCCGCCTTTGCCGTGCCGCGCAGAATATCCCACGCGAAGGATTGCAAAGCCGGGCGACGTTCCGCCGTTCACCCGGCGCAACTCCGAAGCGGTCTTGGCCCAGTCAATAGCGCCCTGGTGGTGCGAAACGTCGATGCCGTAAATTTTCATTTGTTCCACCTTCCTATTTGTCGGCGGCCTGCGTGAAGCGCTCATAACGCGCCAGCAGGGCCGTGTATTCGTCTTTTGTCTTGCTGTCCGCGTGAAGATCAAGCCGCCGCTGCTGCTTTGCTGCAAGGTCCATTGCGTCAATCAGCAGGGCCGCCGTTTCATGCAGCCAGCTTTCAGCTTCCGGCGGTTTCATCTTTGGCGCGCGGGCCGCAGATTGCCAGCGCTTCGTCTTCGGTGATTTTGGGCGGGTCACTTTCGGTGTACGCCCACACCTGGTCGGCGGTGATTTTGTGCAGCCGATACAGCAGCCGCGCGGTGGTATAGTATTTGCTCATGTGTGTTAACCCTCCATGATTGCGACCATAAAATCTTCCATGACGGCCAGGCGTTCCTCGACAGTCGGGGCTTTCTCCTGGCCTTCCCATGCTTCACCGTACTTCCACCAGCCGGAAAAATCCGCCGCAATGCTTTCCTTGGTTTCCTCTGCGGCGCGGGCAGCCGGCAGCATGAACATAACTTCGTCGGCCAGGTACGCGCTGCCCGGTTCCTGTTCCGGGTCAGTCTCGCCGGGCTGTGCAACGTCTGCCGCGTCCTTGATGTTGTCGTACAGCCGGACAACGGCGTCGCCGTCCGGCAGGCGCTCAAAGACAACGGCAGGCGGCTGGTGGTCCAGCATAATGCTTGCATTTTTCATTGTGTATCCTCTCTTTCTGTCGTGTTGCCCACCCGATTACTTGGCAGGCAAGCGGTTTTATTTTCTCGGTCCGCAGCGTTGTGCTGCATTTCCGGGAATTCGTCTGCGTAAAATATCCGTAGTAACTCGCCAGCTTGTACGCGCGAAAAAGCGGCACCGTGCCGCTTTTGTCCACTTCGCGCCCGGCCCGCAGGTATTGCCGCCGCGCCCGCCGGAAAATGGCCCGGCGCACGGTTGTATAGGTTCGGCGGATAACGAAGCCCACAATATCAAGCCCAGGGCAGCCGCGCGCCGCCGGCCGCGTCAGGTGCCTGCGGCGGTGTTCTTCCTCGATACTCAAAAAGGCTACTTCGTCGCCGCCCGGTTTGAATGTCAGGCCGAAGGTTTTCAGCGTCCATTTTGCTGCCGTCCTTGCCGCGCTGCGTAGGTCTGCCAGCCTTCGGCCCATTATGGCAACGTCGTCCGCATAGGCCACCAGTGCCACAACAAGGCGTTGCCGCGTGCCCCTGCGCACCTTTTCAAGCGACAGCATATACCGCAAAACGTAGGACATAACCAAGTTAAACAGCCATGCGTCCAAGTAGCCGCCTATAATAAGGCAACCGCGCGGCGACATATTCAGCAGGGCTTCCACCAACAGCAGCAGCCACTTTGCGGCGGGGATTTCTTTTTTCAAAATTCCCATGATTACGCCCGCTTTGGTGTTCTCGTAGGCGTGGCGAATATCCAGCTTGCGGGCATACTTGATTCCCAGCGCCTTGCGGCGAAGGAAGCGCTGCACCTGCCGCCTGCACCCGCTTTGCCCTCGGTGCGGTATGCTGGCGTGTTGGTAGGGCAGAATTCTGGCCCGCAGAAGCGGTTCCAGACCCAGGAAAGCAAGATGGCCGAAGCATTGATGAAATACACAACAATTTGCAACATTTCGGCATTTCATGCTTATGCCGTCAATGCGGGGCCGTTCCGTTACCGGGTCAAGGTCCAGCGCTTCCGGGTCTCCGTCTTCAAGGTCAAGAATTCGCTGCTCAAGTTCCAGCGCTATTCCGTCCGCAGCTTCCAGCTTTTTAATGACTGCACTTTGCGCTTCATCGCGCTTTATTTCTGCATTGGAAACACCCCCGTACTTTTCGGCAACCGCGACAAAATCTTGGCGGTGCCATTTCTTCTCGAAGCACTCCAAAACCGCGCGCAAGCACAGGTTATGGGATAGTTCTTTATATCTTTGTTTCATAATTACTTACTGATGTGCAAGGGCTTTCGGTTGCCGTGGCCCTTCGTGCAAGGTCTCGGATTTCTACTACTTGCCCCGCCATGCGCCCGCAGCGCATAGCCCCGCCCGAAACCGGGCACGGTGTCGGTCTCACATGATTTTAGCTTTCGGCACGGATAACACAACGCAATGCGGCACAGCTTTGGGCTGTGCCTTAAAATTTCAGTAGGCCGGGGAACGCCATTCCAGTTCGAATTCGCCGGGGAATTGTTGCCATTCGCGCAGGCAGCGCCAGCAATGCCAGCATTGTTCAAATTGCCATAACGCCACGGGCAACGGACCCCCGCAGAGCCATTGACATAAAACGCGGACCCAGCGCCGTATTACCCAAAAACCACCGGCCTTCCACGAACGGAAGGACGGTGGTTTGTTTTCTATTCAAAAAGGGGCCTGCTGCCCCTCTGGGCGGTCAAAAGCCCGCCCATTCACCCCGCTTTTTGCCCGATCCTTTAAGCCGGGGAACGCCATGCCAGTACGAATCCGCCGGGGAATTGCCGCCACGCGCGCAGGCAGCGCCAGCAACGCCAGCATGGTGCAAAACGCCATAACGCCACGGGCAACGGACCCCCGCAGAGCCATGGACATAAAACGCGGACTTCATGCCCACGGTTTCGCCGCCGCCGGTCTTGTCAGGCAGAAGGCTCTCGGTGCTGTCGTTCTGCATCGAAAGTTCGTAGTTCCAGGCGTTCACGCTGGTAAAGGTCTTTTCTGCAACTTTCACATGGTTGGCCGTCACGCTGCTGGCTTCCTTCTCCGAATCGCGGCAGGCCATAGCGGTATAGGTCACGCCGCCGTCCACGGTTGTGACGTTCCACAGCGGGTCAAGGCCGATAACGTAGGCACCGTTCAGCATTTCAACGCCAGCCCAACGGCACGGGTATTTGCCGTTCGTCAGGCTGCCGGGTGCGCCGTCGCTATGGCCGGGCAGGGCTTCCGTTGCGCCGCTGTGCCAGGGCATAGAGCTGATATAGGCAGTGCCGGGCACGTCGAAGCTGTCCGCAACGTCCAGATTTACAGCCGAATAGTCGGTGCCGCCGACGGTAACGGTTTCAATACTCTTAACTCTCACCTTGTCGGCAATGTCACGCATCCATGTATTGTAACGGTCTGCGCTGCTGTTGCTGCCCTTGTCGCCCACAGAAACGGTGCTACCGACAACGAAGCCAGAAGCCTGGGAAGCGGTCAGCAGCACACGCTTCACGCCGGTTTCGGCTGCTGCAACCTTATATTGCAGGTTGTAGTTTGTGCAGCCTTCCAGAATTCGGCTGTTTTCAAGGTTGAAGTGGCGCAGCTGCCACATATCCAGCATATACAGGCTATCACAGTCGCCCCACACAGAATCGTAAGCGGTTTGCTTGCGGGCCAGGGCCAGACCCGTGGCCGCGCTGTTGAAGTTCGCCACAGGCAGGCCCGCGCCGCTGGTAAGTGCGCCCTTTGCGTTCAAGCCGCCGGGGAAGGTAGCGTGCCAGGTCATTGCGCGGCGCTTGCCATTCGGTGCCACGTTTTCGGCGTAGGGTGTGAAACCGTCGGCCAAGGTGCTGCGCCAGCTTTTCGACAGGTAGCTGCCGTCGTCGATAACGCGGCGCAGCAGGGCAGGGGCGAAGGTGTAGACAGGGGCCAGCGTGCCGGTGATGTCAAATTCTTCTTCGCCCTCAATGGCAAGAACGTCCATAGTTCCGTCTGCCAGGCTCACAGCGTTGGCGCGAATATACCAGGTCATGCGGTCTTCCGCCGCCCAGTCTTCCGGGTTTGTGCTGTCGGTTGCCAAGGCTGCCGCGCTCTTTCCTGCAAGATCGTCCGCCGGGGTGCCCGCCGGGTTTGTGGACACGGCAGGGCTGGGAAATTTGACGGTGTATGTCTTGTCGGTTTGCAGCATGGTAAAGAAGCGCAGCAGGCGCTTGTATTTGCTGTCGTTCGATGCTGCGGACAGCGGCCACCAGGCGGAAAAAATCTCCGTTGTGTTCGTGTCGTCCAGCAGGGCCTTGAAGGTCGCGTCGGTGTATTCCGGGCCAGCGCTTCCCGCTGCGATTGCTTGCAGCAGGTCGGCAATGCGCAGCTGGGTTTCCTCGGTTGCAATGTGCCCGTATTCAGTAAGTCCCATAGTTCTGTCCTTTCTGTTATTCCTCATAGAGGAAAACGGTTAAAATATTCTTTTTGTTGTAGCCGATAAGGTATTGCGCAGCTTTGGCGTACCCTTCCACTTTGGCCGCGTCGGTGCTTACCTTGTCGGCTTTGGCGGTTACGTCGGTTTGAATTTTCTGCATTTGTTGCAGTTTGTCGTTTACGCCTTCGTCAATAACCTTTTTCGCGTCCGCTGCTGCCTGCGCCGCCGCGTCCTTGGCTTCCTGCGCGCTCTTTGCCGCAGCGCTTGCAGACGTGGCCGCCGCAGCCTTGGCCGCTTCGGTTTCGGCAAGAAGCTGCTGTATGGTCTTGTATTCGTCGGTGCTTTCAATCTGGTTTTTCGGGTTTGCACATTCTTCAACGTTGATTTGCCACTTTTCAGTTTTCAGCGTGTCAGCCCCGCGCACGACTTCAATTTCGGCGGAAACAATGCCACGCACGGCAAGCATTTGCTGTGTAAGGGTGATATAGGCGACGTTCCCGGCCACTTCCGTGGCGGGGTTGTACACGCTTTTGCCGTCCGGCTTTTTGGCGCTTACGTTCACGGCATAGCCGCCGGGGACCTTATAGGCTTTCCCGTCGTTATACAGTGACACGGCCACAACACGCATATTGTTGTCGCCTTGCTTTGCAAAGACGCGCGGCGGGATTCCGGCCCGCGCAAAATCAAGGTTGATTTTTTGAAGGATCTGCTGTTCTTCCATTTTCTCACCCCCTTTTTAAGCGTTTGCGCCAAGGACCCATTTAGAAATTGCAGAATCCCAATACCACTGCACTTTGTAGCCGTTTATGTTGTCAACGTCCAACCTTCGCAGCCCGCCTTCTGCATACAAGGTCTTTCCCCATCCTGTGCCACTCAGCCATACTCCAGGGGTGTCCAAAGAATTTAGTACGTCAACGCGCGACGCTTTTATCCAGGTTTCCGGGGGGCTTATGCCGTAGTTCCAGGACAGGAAGCCTATGCTGTCCCAGTTATCGCCGTTCTTCTTTTGGCAAGCGATATTTCCCGAATCGAAGAAAACGCGGTATGTTCCCGTTGAATTCGTCCGTTCAAGGGTGGAAAAGGACCCGCGCAGCACGGCATTTCCTGTGTTAAGGTCAAAATAGCTTTTCCCGTCAACGCTGGCAATTCTTCCGGCGGCGATATACTGCGCATTGATGTACAGTTTGCCGTCGCTCATGTACAGCCCTTGCAGCTGCCCGTTGTTTGTCAGCCGGTTAAAAACTTCCTGCTGTGTAAGCGCCGGGGCCGTGGCGGCCAGGGTGGTGTCTTCCGGGGCAGGGGTCCATGCGGTTGCGATTCCGCCCGGTTCAACCTTCGGATTTTTGTAGATGATTGCGCCGGTTGCGCCTTGAAAAAACACCTTGAAAATAGCCGCCGTTACTTCCTTGTCCTGCACGGTTGCGGTTGCGGTAACGCGGGCGAAGTCGTCCATTGCCGCCGTTCCCAGGGCCTTGAAGTCGTTGCGCGGTGCTCCGATATATTGCTTTGTTCCGTCCGCGAAAGTTATTTCAAGGCGGCCCAGGCCGCCAGGCGTGCCGCTGTAGCTCTCTGCGTAAGTTATCGCTTCGGTAATTTTGTAGTCATAGGAAACCGTTATTTTCCTGTTTCGCAGGCTTTGGATTCCGTACTCGGTCAGCTGCCTTGTTGCGCTGCGCGCGCTGTTTCCATCGGTCAGTGTTATTTTTACCTGATTTCCTGTAAAGTCGAATCCTGTATACGTCGAAGTTACGCCGATATACGCCGAATTAGAAATCAGGTTTCGCCCGGCTTCGGCGGCCTGCGCCGTGTAGTCTGCCGCGCTGGCCCAGTCGCTTGCGGCAAATGCTGCGCCGCTGGCCTTGGCAGTTGTACACACCAGCAGTTCGCCAGCGCCGCCTTGTGTCCACAGGTCGCCCGCGTCATACGGGGGCACGGGCGTAGAAATGAAGGTGCGGCGCTTGCCGTCGGCGGTGTCCTTGGCCTGCTTGGCCGCTGCAAGGGCTGCGGACACGTCCGCGTCTTGCAGAAGCGCCCAGGCCCATGCGTCGCCGCCCTTTGCCCAGCGGTATGCTTTTCCGCTGGCCGGGTCGGTGTTGTAGAACAGATCGCCTTCGTGGGCCTTGCAGTCTTCCTCGGTTTTCCAGCCGCTTGCGGGTTCGTTCTCTGCCGTAGGGTCGTATGGATAAAACCAGGTTTCTGTTTTCCCGTCAATCTGCTGGCCCAGTCCTTCCAGCTGTTCGTTTACGGTGTCGGCGTAGTCCTTCAGCATTGCTTCGGCAGCTTTGGTGTAGTTGGCCGCGTCCGTCCAGTCGTCCGCGCTGTACAGTTGGCTGCCGGTCTTTTTCTTGATGCAGGCCAGCAGTGCGCCGTCCTTTCCCTGCGCCCACAGGTCGCCCACGTCATACGGGGGCACGGGCGTGGAAATGAAGGTGCGGCGCTTGCCGTCGGCGGTGTCCTGGGCGGTCTTGGCATTTGCAAGGGCTTTTGCGACGTCGGTATCTTCCAGCAACAGCCATTGCCAAACGTCGCTCACAACGGCCCAGCGGTATGCTTTTCCGCTGGCCAGGCCGGTATTGTAGAACAGATCGCCCGCATGGGCTTCCCGTTCGGCTTCGGTTGTCCAGTCGCTTGCTGGTTTGTTTTCCGCTGTCGGCGCATAGGGGTAAAACCAAGTTGTAATATTGCCGTCAATTTGCCCCTGCAAGTCCTGCACGGTCTTTTCAACGGCGGCCTGGTATTCTTTTAGGTCTGCTGCTGCGGCTTCCTTGGCGGCCTTCTCTGCCGCCGCTGCGGCTTCCTTGGCCTGTTCCGCCGCAATCTGTTCCGGGGTCTTGCCGGAAACTTGCAGGCTGGTGAAATTCGCGTCCAGTGTGCCCGCGTCCAGGTCCAGCTTGAAAACTTTACCCGTTTTGTCTTGCAGCACGCCCGCGCGCAGCAGATTGGCCGACAGCGTGCCGGTTGTGATGTAGTCGGCAACGATTTGCCCGTCCTGGGTCATTGCCAGACCGTAGGTGCCATTATAGCCCGTTGACGAATAACCCAGGCCCGACTTGTTGAAGCGCCACACTTTCGTTGCTTCCTCAATGGTCGGCTTGTCCATGATAAGCAGTTCATAAGGCTGGCCGTCGGCATTGCGCCGCAAAACAACATAGCCGCCCTTGTTGCCGGTTATCCAGGCCGAAGCGTTGGCCGCAGCGGCTTCAAGGTCGCTGGTGTCTGCCTTCGCGTTTATGGCCTTGTCCTGGGCTACGATGGTGTCCGCCAGGTTAGTGCTTGCTTCGCCCAGCGTAATGCTTTCATAGCGCCCGGCCAGCACGTCGTAAACGGTCTGCACAACCTTGGCCCGCGCATTTACGCCCAGCTTTTCAAAGCGCACTGTTGCAATATCGCACAGGTTTAAGCGCTCCGCCGGGGCAATGGCCTTGTATTCCTCGGTCTGCCACAGGGGAACAAAAGACACTTTCAGCGATACAGACGGCACGCCTATGCCTTCCTTTTCGACGTAGGCCGAAGCATAGGCGCGCAGCTGTTCGACGCTCGGTGTTTCCTGCCACTCTTGCGAACAGTCCAGCGGGACCGTTCGCGGGTAGGGGAAGTTCTGCGCCGATGCGCTGGAAACTACTTTTTCCGGCAGTTCCAGCACGTTGCCGTTGGTGTCCTTGTAATAGGGATAAACCCCCGTTATCGTGTTTTCGATGCTTTCTTCCTGGTCGATGTCAACCAGGTTTTTGCCGTAAGCGATAACCACCCCGCTGTCATGTCCGCGCGCCTTGTGCAGCTTCACCGTGTAGCGGTTAAATTCGTATTCGCCGCCGTATACGTCCAACACAGACCCGGCCACGCCACCCAGCAGGGAACGCGCCGACGCCGGTTCCGTTACGGTGAACGTCGCAACGGTTTCCTTGTTGGTCCAAAAGTCGAAGGGGCACGGCTCCACGGCGTTGGTTTTCAGCCCTTGCAGGGCCGCCGCGCAGCTGCCTGCCGTAAACGGCGAAACGGGGATATGCGACAGCTGGTAACTTATGTGCTTGGCGCGCACGGTCACAACGCCCGAAAGCGGGGTGCTTTTGCCGTACACGCGGAAGGGTTGCGGTTCGCTGCTGTCGTTCGGCGGGGCAAAAATAATGCTGCCGTGTTTCAGTTCGTCGAACAGCACGCCCGTGACCGGGTATTCCATCGTCAGTTCAAACGCGCCGTTTCGGTTTTCTTCAACGGTGCAGGTCAGTGCGTCGGACAGCGGCCCCAGGCCGTTGCTTTCAAAGTTGGTTTCGTTTTCGGGGTACAGTCTCGGCTTCACAGGGTCCACCACCTCGGTTCTATTTCTACGCGGCCAATTCCGCCTTCCCACGAAACGCCCGTGCTGCCTTCCAGCGTGGGGAATTCGGCCACGGAAACAGCGCCGTTTTTGTTCGCGGTTTCCCGCCGGGCCGTTTCGTTTTCGCAGTCAAGCGTTATATAGTCCGACAGTTCCAAAATACGGCACTGGGTTCCGCCCACGGTCAGAACGCCGGGGCCGGTGCCGTAAACGGTAATAATGGGCTTTGCTGGTTGGTTGGTCGGGTTCAGCAGGGTTGTGCTTTCGCGCAAGTCCAGCGTTTCAAAGCCGGACGCAAGCCAAAACTGCGGTTTGCAGTCAAATGCAATTTCCAGTTTCCCGGCCTGCTCGACAATGCTTTCCACCGAATAGCTGCCCTGCACCCGCGCTTCGCGGAAGCGGTCCGGGTCGTAGGTGTTGCGCAGTTGCTTGTATGCGGGGCCGGATTTCAAAAACTGGACAGCCCGCGCAACCGTAGTGCGGTAGGGGACGCCGTCTTCCGGCAGAATCGCGCAGCTGTATTTTACAGTTACGTTTTTATACCTGCCGTTGTCGATAATCACGTCCCCCGAACGTCCGGGCACTTCCTTGCGCTCGATGTCCCTTTCTGCGACAACGTGGTCAGGCGGGGCCAGCATTATAAGGCCGTAGGCTTCGGCGCTTTCCGCGTCCAGATAGAACGTGTTAATCACTCAAAAGCCCCCCGTTTCTTTTCCACTTCGCGGCGCACCTCAATGCCCACGCGGCGGGCAATCTCTTTAATGTCTTCGGATCCGCCGTTCTCGAATCGTTCAATGTTCAGCTGGATAACCAGGCCGCTGGCCGTGTTGTTCATGTACCGCGACAGAATCCCGTCCAGATGGTCGTAAAAATCGGACAACGGCAGAACGGCTTCCTGGCCTGCTTCGCCGCCGCCCAAAAGGTTGCCGCCCATCTGCCCGAAAATCTGCGCGCCGGACAAAATGCCGCCCTCTTTGTACCAGTTAATACCGAAGCTGGGCACACTGGGCGGGTTTAGGGAAAAGCGCCCGGAAATATACGGGTGCGGAAGTTGCAGGTGCGGCAAGGACCAGCTAAAATTGAAAAAGCCTTTAATGTTTTCAATGGCATTGTGTACGCTGTTTTTTGCGCTCTCAATGCGGCTCGAAATTCCGTTTTTGATTCCGTCGAAGGTGGAAAGAACATTGTTTTTCGCGTCCACAACCGTGCTTTTGACTGAAGAAAAAAGGTTAATCCAAAAATTGCGGAAGCCTTCGCACTTGTTCCACAGCAGCACAAACGCGGCAATAAGCCCACCTATTGCTACAACTACCACGCCGATGGGGTTTGCAACTAAAAGCCCCCACAGGCCCGAAAGAATGGGCATTAGGGTGCTGCTGATAAGTGGCACAACCGTGCCGCCCACAAAGCCCACAAGGCTGCCCACGCCCGTGGCAACGGTTCCCACGGCTGTAATTACCTTGCCGATAATCACAAGGGCCGGACCGATTGCAGCCACAATCAGACCAATGGTAACAATGGCTTGCTTTTGGCCGTCGTCCAGCGTATCAAAGCGCGCTTTTGCGTCAATAAGTAGCTGGGTTAAATGTTGGAATATAGGGGCCAGCATATCGCTGATTGTTTCGCCCAGCGTTGACATTGCGATTTTAGCCGCGTTTGCCGCAGTCGTTGCGCCGTCAACGCCGTCCATGGTGTTGTTGTAGGTGTCAGTTACAACGGTTGAATAGTCCGCCATGCTGGCCGACAGGTCGTCAAGGCTCAGGCGGCCTTCGCGTATCGCGGTAGCCATTTCAGCCGCGCCCTTTGTTCCGAATGTTTCCTGCGCAATGGTTAGGGCTTCCGTTTCGCTTCCGGCGTTTTTGATTTTGTCTATAACGGTTTGCAGGGCTTCGCTTTCGCTCATGCCCGCGTCGGTCAGATTCACAACGGCTTTTTTCAGCCCGGCCAGCGCCACGCCCGATTCAACGCCGTTTTCGTCCAATAGGGCCATGAAGTTGACGCTTTCTTCCAGGGAAAAGTTCAGTTCCTTAAAGGTCGCGCTGTTCGCCAGCACGTCGTCCATTAGGCCCTGCGCGTTTATTCCTGTGTCCTGCGCCGCCTTGGCTACCATGCCCAGCAGGCCGCTTGCGTCGTCCGAAGTCTTGCCGAAGGTCTTCAGCACCTTGTCGGCGCTGTCAACCGACGAAACTACGTCGCCGCCGGTTATCTTGGCAAACTGCAAGAAAAGCGTTGTCTGCCCTTCCAGTTCTTCGCCCGTCGTGTGGAAGCGGGTGTTTACCTCGCCCACAGCGCTGGCAACGTCGCCCAGTTCTTCGGGTATGCTGGTTGCTATTGTTTCATAGCTTGCCACCAGACCGTCCAGGGCTTCGCCGCTTGCGCCCGTTGCCGTTACGATGGTGTCCACGCCTTCGTCCACGGCAGAAAACGCGGCAACGCCAGCAGCAGCCGCAGCGGCCAGCGGCGTGGTTACATTTTTGGTTAGCGTCTCACCGACTTTTGAAGTCTTGCCGCCGTATTCCTCGATTTTCGCGCCGGCTTCCTTTATGGCCTGGGCGGCAGCGGTGCCGAAGTCCTTCTGCGCTTTTTCCAAGTCTTCAAGGTGCTGCTTGGCTTTTTGCAGCTTGTTTTGATATTCCAGCCACGCGCCCCGGTCAATGTCGCCGTTGGCGTACTGGTCCGAAACCTGTTTCTGTACGCCTTCCAGGGTTTCCAATTCCTTGCGCGCGGCGGCTACGCTTTCGGAAAGAATTTTCTGCTTTTCGTTCAGCAGTTCGGTGTTTCCGGGATCCAGTTTCAGCGCCTTGTTGATTTCCTTCAAGTTGCTGGACAGGGCCGTGGAAGTCTTGGTAACGTCCTTTAGGGCGTTTGCAAGGCCGGTTGTTTTGCCGTTGATTTCAACGGTGATGCCCTTTAGTGTTTTGGCCGCCATCGTCAATTCCCCCTTTCTCCGTATTTTGCTTTCAGTTTTTCGGTTTCCGGCTCCGTCTGTGTGATTCTCCACGCATTGCGCAGCCACTTCCTGCCCGTTTCCGTCTGTGCCCGGTTGTATATCACACCGTCGCGCAGAAGCGCCCAGAATGTAATAATGTCCAGGTCATAGACGGCGGGCAGGGGAATGCCCGCGTATTCGGAAACCAGCTTTTCGCTTGCGCTGCACAGCGCAAACGGCACCCCCTCTCCGTCCGTTTCTGGGTAAGAGGGGGGCGTTAGTTTGGGTCGTTCTTCTTTTCGTTGGAAAGCCAGCTGACAAAATCCAGAACGAAACCGGCCAGCTGGTCCATGTCCATCCACTCCATAACCGTGTCCGCAGTAATTTTGCGGTGTTCCTTGTTTTTGGTGATAACGCGGGCCACGACTTCCGCCGCTTCCTTCGGCGTAAAATCCGGGCGGGACAGGTCGTTCATGCGGTTAAGTGTTTTCAGCTTCGGCGGCTCAATGTGAAGCACCTGTTTGTTGTCAGGTGCCTGGAATTCATAGTAGCGTTTTTTTACGCCCGAAAGCACAAACATACTTTTGCCCCCTCTCCGTTAGGTTGCGTTCTCGGTCAGTTCGTCGTCCATGATAACCAGGGTGCCGTCGCTGTCCAGGCTCTGCGCGGTCACCTCTGCGTCCACCTGCGTGGGGTTGTCATTCTTGAAGGCAATGCTGATGGTGCCGCTGTTCTTGCCCGTTACGGTAATGCGCAGCTTGCGCCCGTCGTCGCGGGTGTGGACGAAGCGGTACAGGTAGCGCTTGCCGGTCTTGTTTGCAAGGCCGCCCAGCTTGTAAGTGCGGTGCTTGTGCTGGCCGCTTTTCCCGGTCTCGGTCACGCGGGCGGTTTCGATAAGCGCCTGCAGGTAGGCGGGGGACCAGGTGATAAGGCCGGTTTTGAGTTTCACGTCTTCCTCGGTGACGATGGTTTTAGAAACGCGGCCCTTGTCGTCCTTCACGGTCTGGCTGGTCGCCGTGTATTCCAGCGTTGCGCCGCCCTTGATGTTGCCCGCGCGGTTGTCGTCGATCTCGATGGTTGCGTCTTCGGGCACAGCGTCTTTAAACTCGACGATGTACAGGTCGCCGCTGCCCAGGATAATATTTTCGCTGTTGTCGATCTCTTTCATGTGTGTACCTCTCTTGTCGTGAATGAAAAAAGTGTTTGATAGGGGGTGCCGTCGGGGAAGTGGTCTACGTTCACGGGGCCGCAGCCTTGCAGGGCGGCCAGGATTTTGCGTTCAAGTGCAAAGTCTTTGTTTTTTGTAAAAAGGGCAACGGCCCAGGTAAGCGTTTTAATTCTCACGCGGCCCAGGTCGTCGCCGTCTTCCACTTCGTCCGTGCGGACAACGTGATAGGGAAGCGGCACAGGTGCGCCGTTCGCTGGCACAACCTTTTCCGCTTCCTGCCGGATCCCGGTTTCAGCAAGCCGGGCAAGTATGGTGCTTCTTTTCATTTGGTCGCTTCCTCGCACTCGGTAACGAATTCTTGCTGCCACTTTTCCGCCGGGCGGTCAATGTGCGGGTGGGCCGGGGCAGGGGCAGGGCCTTTGTGGCCATTCTGCAAAAGGTGTGTAAGCTGGTAATGGGCTTTGTTGTACACGGTGTACGTCTTCGCGCCGCGTGCGTTCGCGCCCGTCTGCTTGGAAGTCCAGTCTTTTGCGTATGCGCCCGTCCGCTTCGGGGCGGTGCCGCGCAGTTCCTTGGCAAGTCCCTTTGCGCACTTCTCGGCGGCTTCGTCCACGGCTTCGGCCACGCCGTTGGCGTATGTCCTTAGCGTCGCGGTAAGTGCCGCCGAAAAATCAAAATCGGCCACCGCCGCCCACCTCCGTGTCGTCGAAGTCGAGCAGAAGTTCCGGCTGCTCCAGGGTCAGGTCCGTACATTCGGGCAGCGTGTCCTTGATAATCTGCGTTTGCGCAATGCCGTACTGTTTTCCGCTGATAACTACAAAAGCGCCACGTTCCACCTGGTCGGCGCGCGGTATGCGGATAAGGCGTTCAACCTTGTGGCCTGCCTGTTCCGCTTCGTAGTTCCGCCGGGTGCCGATAATGCGGTCTTGGAAGCGCATATTTTTGATTACCGGTACAGGCCGCTGTTTGTCGTCCAGCCGCCACACACTGCAAAGCCCATCAAGAAAAGTTTCAAATTTGATTTTATTCTTTGCCACAGCCGAAGCCCTCCCGAAGCCGAAGCATATTTAATTCGCCGCTGTATTCTTCGATGAAGTCGGCGCGTTTGCTATTCACAAAGTACCAGGCCGCCGTTATAAGCAACTGACGAAGTTCCCCGCTTTCAAACGAAAGCCCTGGGCTTCCGGCAGTATCTCGCAGGTAGTCCAGGGCTTCTTCTATGGCGTTTTTTGTGTTGCGTTCGGTTTTTTCGTCAGGCTCCCACGTTATGTTCATGCGGTTAAGTACAGCCTGGTACAGCTGGTCGCTTACCTGCGCTGCGGTCTCCGCTGTTTCGTTCATGGTAGGCCCTCCGCGTTATCAGCTTTCTGCTTTGGTGACGACAGGGGCGACAACCTGCACCAGCGTGGCGGGGTTGGTGTCAAGGGCGGAAATGTCCAGCAGGACGAAGGCGTAAGCGTCCAAGGGGCGGGCGTTGCCCTGCAACTTGGCTTTGTAGGCGCGCTCGTCCTCGAAGAAACGCACGCTGTCGTCCTGCACGATGGTGCCGTCCTTGCCGGTTGCGCCCAGGCCCGCGAAGTAGCGGGACGCAATGCCCAGCACGGCCTTGCCGCTTTCCAGGGCGGCGGTCTGCATGGTCTCTGCGGGAATGGGCAGAATGTCGTGCGCCCAGGTGCCGTCGGGGCGGCGGAAGGAAGTGGCGGGCATGATCTTCTGCCAATAGTCGAACGGGTTGCACAGGAAGATAAGGTCGCCGGGGTCGATGGCGCGGGCCTTGGTAGCGTCCGCAGGGTCGCGGGCCAGCTTCGCCACGATGTTGCCCAGGGGCGCGGGGTCCAGCTTGTCCAGCTTGACGGCGGTCATACGCGGGTAAGCGCCGCCCACGACGCTGGCGGTTTCGGAAATATCGCGGGTCATGCCGATGGGCTTTCCGTTGCCGTCGCCGTCCACAATGGCGCTTTCAAGGGCCATTGCAATGCTTTCCGACAGGCTCTCGCGGACGTACTGGTCAAGGTACTGCGGCCCCAGATCAACAAGGTCCTGGCTGATACACATAAACACGGACAACTTCAGCAGGGTCATGTTGAAGTCTTTCAGCGCGCCGGTCAGTTCCTTGGCGATTTTGTCGGTGATGTTGCCCCAGGTCGCAGCGGAAGCGGGGGCGGCATTGACGACGAAGCGGGTCAGGTAGCTGGTGTTCACGAAGCTGATACGGTCCAACAGGGGGTGTTCCTTCTTGATGGTACCGATAACGCCGTCGATCACAGTTTCGGGCATGGCAACCTTGAAGTTGGTAATGGCCATCTTGGGATCGCCCGACTTGACGCACTTGCCCAGTTCGGTGTAATAGTTCATTTCCGCGCTGGTAAGCACATGAACGCCACGGGCGGCCATGATGGCAGTGTCCTGGTTGCGTTCGTCAGCTTCCTGCTGGGCCTGCTGCAGAACGGCTTCCTCGATGTCGCCGCAGAAGGTCGCCAGGGCCTCGGTCATTTTGGTTTCGTCGCCGGTCTGGAAGGCGGCGGCCAGCGTCGCAGCGTTCGCCTTCTTGGCGTTTGCGATAAGATCTTTGCTTCTCATTGTTGTTTTACTCCTTTGTCATGGATTCCAGCAGCATAAAAATTGCGCTGGTCTTTTTCCCTTCGGCGGCTTCCGCCGGGGAAGCGTGGGAAGGTTCCGCCGGGGGCGGCGGGGCGGTTTCGGGGGCTTTGGCGGCAGGCATGAAACTGGGCATTGCTTTTTCAAGCTGCATTTGCGGGGCGGCTTCCATCGCGGCGCGGTATTGCCGAATTGCTTCGTCAAGGTCTGCGTCCGTGTCGGCGTATTCGTCGGCCAGGCCGTACTCCATGCAGTCTTCGGCAGTCAGCCAGGTTTCCGCGTTCAGAAGTTCCGACAGTTTGTCGGCGGGCAGCTTGTCGCCCGCCTTGTTCATGTAGGATTGAATTGCCGCCAGGTTGATAACTTCCAGGTCGTCGGCAGCCTTGCGCAGCTGTGTTGCGTTGCCGTAGGCCGGACCGGCGGCGTTGTGTACCATCATGCAGGTATTGCGCGGCATAATGATTTTGTCCGCCGCCATAGCAATGACAGAAGCCGCAGAAGCGGCGTATCCGTCAATGTATGCCACAACAGTGGCGGGGCAGCGGCGCAGGGTGCTGTAAATTCCCAGCGCTTCCTTTACGCTGCCGCCCACACTGTTGATATACAGGTTCACGGTGTCGCCAGCCGCCGCGCCGTTCAGGTTATCGACGAAGTAGCGCTGGCTTGTCTTGCTTTCCACGGTGGTTTCCTCGCCGGTGTACCAGTTCCGCGTTTTTTGGTCGGGGGCGATAGTGTCCACCAGCCAAAAATTGAACGCCTTCCCAGTCGTTCCGGCCTGCATAACTGCTTCCATTCCGATTCTCATTTTTTACTTCTCACCTCCTTTCGGTGCCGCAGCCTGCGGCTGTACTTTTTCCATGTTTTTGGTGCGGTTGTATTCGCTTGCCCACCTTTCGGGGATCGGGTCGTCTTCAAACTTTTCGCGCAGTTCGTTGACGCTATAAAGCGCGTCCTGCACCAGCTTGTCGGCCTGCGCCGCCGCGTCGAAAACGTCCACAAGACGAATGTGCGTAGTGTCAACCATCATCTTCCAGCCGTTCAGCACGTCCTTGCCGTAGGCTTTGCGGTTGATTTCGGTTTCAATCAGCCGCAGCGGCGGCTTTACGCCGAAGGACAGCGTGCTGCGGATAGCTTCGTCAATGTTTGTAACTTCGCCGCGCAGCAGACTGGGTGCGACGTGGTAGACGTTGCAGGCGCGGTCTTGGGCCTGTTTGATAAGGCTGTCCAGGTCGCTTATTTCGTTTGCGCCCTTCTGTGTGGCCGCGCCGTCCTGCGGGACGTAGTGGAAGCCATCAAGCAGGGGAAGCACGGCGTTCTTGTTTTCAAAAAACGTTTTGAATCGCTCGTTCATCAGCTTGTCCAGATCGGTTTCAAACGTCTTTTTGCCACGGGCCTGGCCGGAAATTTCCAGTATACCGCTGCGCCCGCCCGACTTCTTGTACTTGTCCAGCGCTTCCTTCATTGCTTCGCTGTACAGGCCGCGCAGGTTCGCCAGCAGTGCGGCAGCGTCCTGGTTTGCCAGCCGGAAATAAAACACGTCCGGCTCCGTAAGCGTGTAGGAAAGCGTTAAATTGTTGCAGGTAACGCCGGTATAAACGCACGGGCGGAAGGCGTACTCGGTTCGCGTGAAGCTGTCGGCCAGGTACAGCGCGCCGCCGCGCTCGAAAACCAGCGCTTCGTTGAAGCGCAGCAGGCGGGCCACAAGCAGGCGCTTGAATTCCGCAGCGTTTTGGTTTTGGTTCGGCTCCACGTTGAAGCTGTACCAGTCTTCGCCCTTCTTACGCTCTCCGGCCTGGTAGGTGCGCCACTCGCACAAGGAAGCTGCCGAAGCAATCAGGTCAATGGTCGAAAAAATAGCCAGTTCTTCGACATTCAACCGCTGCTCTGCGGTTGCACCTTGCAGGACGATGTTTCCCGAAGCGTCGCGCGGGGCCAGGTCCAGCAAACTGCTTACAAAGTTTGCAAATTTCAATATTTCACCCCCTTTCCGTTGGCTTAGTAGGTGTAAACGTCCGGCAGGTCGGCGGAAGAATAGTCCGCCGCCTGCATTTCGTCCTGCTTGATAACGGCAGCCACGAAGGCCGCAACCATTGCCATAAAGCCGTCCGTTTTCCGGCTCTTAGGCTCGTACTTTCCAAACGATATATTGCCGCGCTTGTCGATAAGGCGGCAGGCGTTGTTCACATACCAGCGCATTAGCATACTGTCGCCCCAAACAATGCGTTGGCTTGTAAACGCGCTTGTAATGATGGGCGCAACCTGGGATTGTTCCGGCGTGTATGTTAGCTTTACGTTGCCGGTGCGCTTGTCGGTGCTGAATCCAGCCGAAGCAAAGGCTTTTGACAGCAGCGTGTAGCGGTAATGGTCAATGCCGCCCAGCAGCAAATTGTATTTTTCGCTTTGTTCTACAATCCAGTTGACCGGCGTTTCCGGGTCGATCTCCGGCGCGTCTACCATCGTTAATTCCCCGCGTGCTTCGGCTTCGGCAAGCGGAAACTGGATCCGCGAAAGTGTCTTGCTTTGTGCGCAAACCCATGTGTGCGTTATCCAGTAATAAGTTCCCTGAATTTCCCACAGCACGCCAGCGGCAACAAAGTCCTGTGTGCTGGCGTAGTCAACGCCCCAAACCGCCGGGTGTGTTTCCAGGCCGATTCCTTCCGGGATAGGTCGGGAAGCCGCAAGAATATTTTCCCAGCTGGTGACTTCGGCTTCCTTGTCGCCCTGCGGGCGGTTCATGCGTTTGGTTGCGAAAGCGCCGTGCCCCGCCGGGTCTTCCTTGTATTCCTCAAATTCAAGTTTGATTTCTTCCAGCAGTTCGGTGCGTGCTGGGTCGTACAAAGACGGGTTTGCCTTGCCCCACATTTCCGGCTGCATAATTTCCGCGTCGCTGTCCAGGCGGCATATAAAATACAGCCAGCCGCTGTCCGGGGTGTTGCCTTCAAGGACTTTTTCAGCCCTGGCCGTGTACTTGTCCAGCGGGCCGTCTCGCACGTCGCCTTGTGTGGTTATGAACGTGCGGCGGGGAAGGCGTCGCTTGCCCAGGCCGCCCACCGCAACGTCGATTAGCTTAGAATTTTCGTAGGCGTGCAGTTCGTCAAAATCTACCTTGCCGGGCCGCCCGCCGTCTTTGGTCTTTGGGGCGCTGGTGTGGTATTTTATCCGGCTCATGGTCGCCTTGTTGACAATTTCTTCTTTTGTCCATGTAAAGAATTTTTGAAAATAAGGCTTGTTCCCGTCCAGCAATTCGTATATGTCGTCGAATGTCGCGCGGGCCTGGTCTTCCGCCGTGGCGAAAATGTCAATGTTGTAATGCTTTACCCCGTTTATGGGTGTAACAAGTGCAAAATCTTCATAGGCCAGGTAGCCGTTTTTCCCAGCGCCGCGTCCAACCTCAATAAACAGAATAGGCCAGCGCAGTGCGCCGCTTTCTGTGTAGGTGCAGTTATGCAGCGCAAAAACAAATTCTTCCCATGGTAAAAGTTTGTATTCAAAATATTTTTGCAGGCCCATATAACGTTCCAGCTGCTCGTCGTCAACGTGTATTTTCTCATTCTCAAACGCAGCCTTTACACGCTTGATAAGCAGCAGCTGTTCGCGGCACATCGGTATTTCGCCGCTTTCCACAATGTCAATATAAGCTTGTATTCTTGGATTCATCCCAGGTCGCCGCTTCCGTCGGTTTCTGGCGGCCTGCAAGTTGCCGTTGTCAGCCCCATTTCGCGCAAGATGTGAAGCATACGCTGGTTATACAGGGCGGCGGCCTTTATTGCGGGGTTTTCCTTGTCGTATTCTTTCCCGGCTGCGCTTACTGCGGTGACGGTCAAGCCCTGTTTTTTTACAGCGGCCTGCATTTTCCTCTCCATGCCGAAGAAAAAAATATAATCGTCCAAAAGTTCTTGATAATGCAGAAGATCGGCTCCGCAGTCCTTCAGCTGTTTTTCCAGGCTTGCCCGGATTTCCTTTTCCTTCTTCGTCAATTTCTGCACCCTCTTTCCAAAAATGCGTGATTTTTTCGGCTTTTTGCAGCACCCCCTAAAAATTGCGGATATAAGGTACCCGCGCACGGGCGTATTTGTTGGCGGCCTTTTGCTGGCCCATTTTTTCCTCGCGCGCGCAACCTCGCGGCTTTGTCGGGGCTGTTCCTCGGTCTCCGTCCGCCGGGGGATTTTGATTTCACGGGGCGGGGGGTATGCTGTAAAATTACCAGCGTTCCGGCGTGGCAGGTGCGGCCCGCTTGTGGTGTCGGTCCCAGTGGCAGGAAGCGCACAGGCAAACAAGGTTGATGTTCCCGGCTTCGTCGTATTCGGACAGGGCCAGGTCTGGCCGTTCGCGCAGCGGTTTGACATGGTGTACGGTAACGCCGCGTTTATTCACCGCCGGCGCTTTGTGTGCGCAATCCCAGCAACGGCGGCGCTGGTGTTTTAACACTTCCCGCCGCAGGCGTTTCCATTCGCGGCTTGTGTAGAAGCTGTGCAGGTTGCCGTTTGCAATCAACTGCAAAACCCATACGGCGGGCCACGAATCCGGGTTATACTTCGCCATGGCGTTTCACTTTGCCCCGCCGGGGTTTTCGTTCCTCGTATATGCAGTGCGGCAGTGCGCAAAGGGGTGTTGCCGTTTTCTTGTCGCGCCACACACAGGCGGCGCAGCGCTTTTCTTCCTCTTTCTCTTTTTTGGTGTTCTTCATGCGGCCCGCCTTCTTTCTTTTCTGGGTATAGAAAAAGCCAGGCTTTCCCGCCTGGCTTTTGCAGTTTGAATATATCACAAACCGAATGTAAATAAAAAGCAAGTAATGTAAAGTTTTGTAAACTTTTGACAAGTAAAAAGCCGCGTTTTCCGCACCGTTATGCGGGTTTTAACTTGTCAAAAATATTTTTTTCAAAGCCTCGCCGTGGGTCATTGTGGCCCATTGCCGCGACTTCCCGCAGGCTTCCGCAATCTGTTCCCAGTTCATGCCGTTTATATAGCGGCGGCGCAGGACAATGCGCTGGTCTGCCGTCGGCGCGGTTTTGATAACGGCCAGCACTTGGCGGCGCGCCTTGCTCATTGCGTTGGCAGCTGCTGTCAGTTCCCGGCGCGCGTCTTCCAGGGATTCAGCAGCAAGTTCAACCTTGCTTGTGCCTGTACCGCTGCCGTGCGGCATACCCGACAGAGAAGGGGAAGCGCCGGTGGCCGCTACCATAAGCCGTTCAGTTTCGTCCTTCCAGTAGCGCCATTCTTTCAACGCTTCAAGGTAGCTGTTCAGAATCTCTTTTTTCTTTGCGCTCTCCACCTGTTTGCCCCCCTGCGGCGATTACCCGCCCCCATTTGGTTTTCGGTTTGTAGCCCGTCCTGTTCCATAGCTTTGCCAGCGCGGCGGTTGCTCCGTCGAAGGCGGCAGCGGCCAGCCTGCCCAGTGCGCGAACAATCAGCCAGGCCGTCAGCAGGACGACGGCCAGCGCGGCCAGCGCGCCCGCCAGCCCTGCAAGTAGGCGCAGGGTGCAAACAAACCCTTGCACGAATAACTGCTGCATTATGCTTCGCCCCCTTCGGCCTGGTCGGCCAGCGCCCGAAGCGCAGCGGCCAGTGCGCTTGTGAATTTGTCCGCAAGTTCCTGCTGCCCGCCGTCGCGCATTTCGTCGGCCAGGTCCATAATTGCCGCTGCCTTTTGCTGTACGTCCTCAAACAGCAGGGCAAACTTCGCGCCCGCCGGGCTTTGCTGAATTCCCAGTTTCTTTTGTAGGGCTTCGGCCTGTTCCTGGGCTTCTGCGGCGGCCTGCTGGGCCTTTTCCAGTTCGGCGCGGTCTCTTTCCTTCTGCGTCCGTTCGGCGGCTTTGCGGGCCTTGTCTGCGGCTTCTGCTTCACGCCTTACCGCGTCGGCTTCTGCGTCCCGCTTGGCTTGGCGGATTTTCTCGGCGGCGGCCTTTTCGGCTTCCCGCCGGGCGGCCTGGAGTCGTTCTTCCTGTTTGGCTTCGGCTTCTTCCAGTGCCTTGCGGTGCTGTTCCCGCAGGGCTTCCAGGTCTGCCGCCGCTTTGGCTTCGGCTTCCGCGCGTGCCTGGTCGGCGGCCTTCTTCAATTCGGCTTCAACGTCAACTTCATGGGCTTCCGCTTCGGCGGCAGGCGGCGCGGACAGAAGGGAAAGCTGCTCGGCCATGTCGTTCTTTTCGTCAATCAGCTTTTGCAACTCGGTAACGGTGATATTTGCCAGGTCTCCGGCCACTTCTTCCCGGTCCTGCGGCCCCAGTTTTGCCAGCAGCGCCAGCTTCGTAACGCCCGCCGCCGCGTTTTCTTCAATCAGCTGCGCGGGCAGCTTCTCCACAACGCTGATGTAGGTATAAGCCTGGCGCTGGCGAATGTGGACGGCCTGCTCTGTGTAGTCTCCGAAGGTCTCAAAGCCCAGCGCCTTATATTTGCCGCTGTCACGCATACGCTTCAACTTACGGCCCAGATCAAGCAGGCTGCTGGCGGCGGCCTGTGCGGCGCTCACGATTTCATAGTGCAGGCCGATGGCTTCCGCCTGCTCCGGCGTTTCATTCCCCACAAGGGCAAGCTGCTTCGTGTCTTCCATTGTCTGTTCCTCCTGTTATGCTGCCGCCGTCTTGGCGTGGTTCGGATTTACGGTCTTCTGTTTGTGGTCCAGCCATGGCTTGACGACTTGGCAAAGCCATGCCTGTTCAAACGCTTCCACTTCCGGGGTTCTTGCGCAGTTGTGCCGGCCACGGTTCTGTAAAACCTTACCCGTGGCCGTGTCCAGCTGCAACGTGAAATAGGATTCTCTGGGACTTTCGGTGTGTCGGATAAAGAAAATGCTTTCGCCGTTGCAATGCGCCTTGCCATATCCGCCGACGCAATGGCCCAGCGCCTTGCCTTCAAGGATCAGCTGTTCTTCGGATTCCGCCGGGGTGATAATAAGGCCCATGTATTCCCAGCGCAAGGCTTGCAGGCGCTTTGCCATTTTCTCAAATTTGCCGCGCAGGGCTGCGTCTTCCTTGTAACGGATTGCAGCCGTTGCCCTGGCCTGGGCTTCGGTTACGCTGTGCGGGAAGGCCACAACTTCGCTTTTAAGGTCAAGGCCCGCGCGTTCTGCGTCTTTCCAGTAGTCCACACAAAAGCCCACCGCGCCGCCTATGCTGTTAATTTTGCGGGCGCTCTCTTGTTGCTTCCGTATGTAGTTCCATACGCGCACCAGGCCGAAGCGCTGCACAGTCCAAAGGTTCTTGTACTTGTCCGCAAAGACCACCCCTTCGCCGCCCAGCGTGTCGGCGTACTCCCTGGGCGCCCCGTTGCGCAGGCAGACAGCAACGGCGTGTTGCCGCACCCCAATGTCCCACGCTCTGCGGCCTTTGGCTTTGCTGGCGGCCTTGTATTCCGGTTTGCTCATGTACAAGGCTTCGTGCGGCTTCTTCGCCTTCCAGTTTACCCAGTCCAGGCCGGTGACGGACAGGCCGCTGCTTTGGCTGGCGGTCAAGCCCACCAGTGCCGCGCACAGCGCCGGGCTGTTGCGGGCAATGTTTTCAATTTCCGGGTGCCGCATATATATCCGGGCATAGTGCAGCAGGTCAACGCCCTGCGCCTGTTCTTCCAGCAGTTCCAGCTTCGCGTTTTCCAGCTGTGTGCCTTCGTATACGTCGGCAGTGTGCGGCAGGATTGCCGAAAAATTGCCGTCGGCAACCTGGAAGCGGCGCATTTCATACCAGCAGCCCGTATAATACATGGTTGACATACTGGAATAGCCGCTGCGGTCCATTGCTGTGAATCGGTGCCAATGCCCGCCGGGGTCGATAACATAGGCGTTGCGCTGTTCCACGATTGTGCTTTCCCAGTCGTACCCGGTTTCGTGAATTACGGCCCAGCAGATAAACATAACACAGCCGCCCGCTTTGCGGATTTCCCATGGGTATGCCTTCTTTACGATGGGCCAGCGGTCAAGGCGCTTTTCGTGTGACACCAGCGCCGCCGTGCCGCAGTTCGGGCAGTGTATTGTTTCGCCGTTGCGTCTCGGCCCTTCTTCGGTGTCAAAGTACGGATATGCGCCGCCCTCGCCCGGCAATGCTATTGTTGTATGCCACGATTCCCCGCAGGCCGTGCAGTTGCAGGCTGCATATTTTTCCCGTATGCCCGTTAGGGGGTCGGCCAGCTTTGTGGTTTTGTACCGAATCAGTTCTTGCGGGTGTACTTTCCCGTTGCGTTTCAGCCACGCCCACAGCGTTTCCGGGGCCATTCCCGGCGTTTTCGGCAATGCTGCCAGTATGTCCATATTCGCGCCCCCTTATAGAAAATCTTCAAGGCGGATTGCCTTGCGGCGGTGTTCCGCCGGGGCTGCCTGTGTTTTGGCGGTGACAATTTCCAGTTTCGGGATTCCGTAAAATTCCCGGATAATGCGGTCAGCGTCCGCAGGGCCGCAGAAGCCTATATTCCCCTTGCGGTTCTTGCTGGCAAAGTCCGCGATTTTCTTTTCGCAGTCTGCAATCCCCATGCCCGTGGTTCCCAGGTCTTCGGCAACGATCTGCGCGGCGGCAGGCTGGCCGTTCAGAATGTCGGCAAGCTGCTGGCCTACGCACCAGGCGGGCGTTCCTGCTCCGGCTTTCTTCTGCTGTGCTTCGATAAGGCTTAAAGCCTTCTGTAAATCATTCATTGCATTTCCTTCCTTCGTGTTTTATGTACTCGGTGAATATCCAGCCATTTGGCCGGGCGTACTTCTCGATAAAAAGGCGGCGGCGGTACACATAGGACCCCTGCAAGGCGCGGATTGCTTCGTGCTTTACCTCGACAACCTCCACAGTGCCGTTTGTGTATTCGATTACAAAATCCGGCGTGTAGTGTGCAGCGGGCAGGCGCAGGCCGCAATAATCGCTTTTCGGCAGAAGTTCAAATTTCTTGTGCCGTTCTACGTTCGCCACGGTTCCGGCCAGTTCTTTGGGCCATATATATGCCCGGTAGTATTCTTCTTCCAGGGCACTGCCACAATCAGACCCGCCGGGCCGAAGCGCCGGGCCGTCCCTGGCCTTCTGCTGCCTGTCCTTGGCAGCTGCCGCCCTGCGCCTGCGTTCCAATTCTTCGCGCACCTGCTTTTGTGCGGCAGGCCCCAGGCGTTCAATGTCGATTCCCACGGCACGGCCCCCTTCGTCGAAGTTTTAGGCTTATGTGCCAGCCCATGAATTCGTTATAGCTTGCGCTGGCTTCGTTCAGGTCCCAGCCGGGGTATTTTTTCGCCCAGAATTCCGGGTCGTACAGCCGCCCGTCGGTGCAGATTTTTTGCACTTGGCGGCGCGTCCATTTCCCGTCCGCCGGGGGCGGTGTTATCGGGTTTTTGATTCCTCGGCTTCGGAAATATCGGTGCTTTCGCTTCGGGTATTTCAGCATATAGTTTGCCAGGGCTTCCAGGCTGTTCTTGTCCATTTGCAGGCGGTCAGTGTTCACGCGGCCCAGGCGCACGCCCTTGCGGTGCCAGCAGCTTTCTATTTCGTCGCGGGTCAACTCGCACCGCAAAATTGTGTGGAAGTGTGGGGCAACAGCTTTTTGCCCGGTGTCTGGGTTTTCCTCTGCCCACTCCATCACGGCAAGGCATTCCGGCTTCGGCAATCCCCGCGCCCTGCATTTCTCTTTTATGTGGCGGTAGAAGTTCCTAAAATCTGCCCACGCCTGTTCTTCGGTTCCCGGGCGATATTCCGGTGCATAGGTTTGCGTTGTGTGTGTGTCTTCCTCGGTGAAGTTGGTATTTACCAGCTGGCGGAACAGCCGCCGGGCGTTTTTGGCGTTTTGGTTCTGCTGCGCCTTCGATGATCTGCGCAGGTCGGCAGCCCGCGCCAGTTCCTGGTCCAGCGTTCGGCTTTGCTCTGTTCCGTTCATGGGGTAGATTTCGACTTCCTGGTAGTTCGCGGCGCTTTTACTTGTGCCGCACAGGAAGCGGCGCTCACGTTGAAAAGATTTTGTGCCCATACTCTGCCTTTCTGCATTTCCCGGAAGGTTCTGCTTTCGGTAGGTGGATAGATTTTTCTTTTTCCTGGGTAGACGAACGAAAAGGGGATACTTGCAAGGGACAACGCCGGGCGGCCTGGTTCGGTCTCTGCTTTTTGTAGCCTTGCTTGGCCGCCCTCTGTTTTCCCCTGCACCCCTTTCCCCGGCAGGGAATAACCGTCGCTATTTTACTACCCCATACAAGCCCTTCACGGCGGCCCTGGCCGCCTGCGAAGGTTTGACAACGTGCCGCAATTCCTTTATAATGAAGGTGTTATATTTTTACCTCGGCACGTTGTAGGCCGCCCCTCTCCACAGGGGCGGCTTTCTTTATTGCCTTTTGCAGTCAAGTGCAAAGGGCGCTTTTTGTTTCCTCAAGCCATGCCAGCCCCTTTTCGTAGTAGCTGGCGCTTTGTTCGATAAGGATATACCGCCGCCCGGCTTTAAGGGCTGCCACGCCGGTGCTGCCGCTACCTGCGAAAAAGTCACAGACAACCGCGCCCGGTCTGGTGTGCGTTCGTATCGCGCGTTCCAGCAGGTCAACGGGCTTCTGCGTCGGGTGGATTGAATGCCCCCCCGTCGGTTCATTCGACAGCCAAACGTTGCAGTGGTTCGCGTCAAGATTGTGGACAAAGCGGGCATTGTCTGCCGCCTGTATCTGTTCGTCGTACTGCTGCACAAGCCTGGCCTGTTCTTCCAGCAGGCTGTCGAAGTCTCGGTATCCTTCCCAGTTGTCCAGTTCAAACTTCGCCACGATGTCCAAGTAGGTTTCCCGCGTTGGCAAAAGCCATTGACTACTTCCCCAGCGGAAACAGTGGTCTGCCGCTTGTCCGCAAGCGTCGATTATCTGCTTTTTGGTTTTGCCGGTGTACTTCTGCGCGGCGCGGAAATATTCGCGCAGCGGGCCGAAGTTGTTCACGTCCAGCTTTGCCAGCGCCAGCCCCGACTTGTTCCAGGCTGTGCCCGGTTCGCCCTTTATCAGAACAATGCAAAATTCTGTAATGTTAAACCAGCTTCGCAAAGTGTTCCCGGTTCCGGGGTTTGCCCATAGCTTCTTCCGAAAATTCGGCTTCACCCATACGGCCCAGGAATTGAAAACAAACTGTGTCCAGTTTTCCAACCAACACAGCAGGCGGGCCACTTGTTGCAGGTCATTGTGCCAAAAGGCCAGCGTTCCGTTCGGCTTCAGAATTCGTTCTGCTTCCCAAAAGGCGCGGGCCATAAAGTCGTTATATTCCTGCTGATTCTCGAAGGTGTCCCACTCGGCCTTCTTGATGAAATACGGTGGGTCAATAAAAACCATGTCCACGGTTTCGGCTTGCACCCCTTCCAGCAGCTTGAAGCTGTCGCCCTGCAGAAAACTGTCGGGCCGTATCGCGCCGAAGTCGTACAGGTAGAAGGGAAGCACTGCTGGGGCTTTCAAAGTTTCACCCCCTGGGCCGCCGCGATTTCTGCCAAACCGTCGGCGTTTATGCTGTCAAGCCAGCGCCAGCTTTGCGGCGGGTAGTCCAGGTGCAGGGCTTCCAGCGGCACAGGCTCCGGCAGCCGCCGGGGGTTCCGTACTTTCAAGCCGTACAGCCAGCCGCCGTCGCGGTATTCTTCCAGCTGTTCGACGGACAGGCCGGACAACGTCGCCATCACTTCGTCGGCTGGATCTGCGGTTCCGATGTAGCCGGGGCAGTCGAAGAAGCCGACAACGGCCCCCGCGCCGCCGTGTGCTTTGGTTTCATACATTACAACGCGCAGGGGATATTCTGCGCGTTTTTCTGTGTTTGGGTTGTAACTGGGCGCACATTTCCGAATTTCCAGCCTTTTTTCGCCGGACAGGATCGCCGCCGCCCAGTTCTTGCGGATACTCAACAAAATACAGTTATCCATTGCGCCGCCCTCACGATTCCCACCAGTACATTGCCGTCATGTCGGCCAGGTGCAGGAACAGGGCCAGCGCGTAACGTTCAAATGCCTTGCCCATTTCGTTGTAGCAATCATGATCGCGGTATGCGCCCATGTGCCAGCGGATTGCTGCCGCTTCCTGGTCTGTCAGTTCCATGCCCAGACGTTGCAGCAGGAACAGGCTTTTTTCTCCGTGGCCCAGCGGCAGGCCGCTGTCGTCGTACTCATAAGCGGGCGCGTCCTGCCACTTGCCGTCGGGGCCGCGCTGGCGCTTTGTGGTTTGCCGGTATGTGCCCACCTTGCAAATGTCGTGCAGCAGGGCGCAGGTTACGGCGCTGGCGTTCATGTTTTCGTCTTCAAGCTGGTGCTGTGCCATTATGCCCAGCACTTCGGTTGCGACGTTGACGCTATGGTAGCACAGCCCGCCGGGGAAAGCTCCGTGGTATTTCGTGGACGCGGGCGACGTGAAAAAGCCGGCTTCTTCCAGATAGCGCAGCACGGCCTTGTCGCCCTTGCGGCCTTTAACGTATTCATTCCACAGCGCCATAAAGGCTTCCCGGTTCTTCTCCATTGCGGCAGCTTCCTGTTCCGCAAAGCTGGTGCTTGTTCCCGTGTTCATGCTGCTACACTCCCTTCTTGGCGGCGGCTTCACGTTTCAGCTGCCTGTTTTCGTTCTGTAAACGCTGGATTTTCGATGCCATGCGCTCATATTGCTGGCCGTGCTTGCAGGCTCCGCATTTTCCACAGTTCGGGCAGTCAAATAATGGGCAGTGCCGGCTTATTTTCATAAAAAACAACTCCCTTCCCGCTTAAAGGCTGTGCTGGTGTTCGTGCTTTTCGCTGCGGGTCACAATCACCGTGCCGTCCTTAACCTTGAATTTAGCCGTCACGTTTTCGGCCAGCTTAATGGCCGTGCCGCCTTTTATGTAGTCCTTGCGGACCATATCGGCAGTAGCTTCCAGCAGGCGCAGGGTGTCCGGCTCAAATTCAGCGAACAGCCCCGCAATGATTTCCCGTTCTTCCCGCTGGCGGCGGCAGGCTTTGCCGATTTCGCAGTCGCATTTGTCGGTTGCGTACCGGTCCGCTTCTTCCTGCGTCGGTGCCGCGAAGGGCAAAACGCGAAGCTGGCCGCAGAAGCAGCAGCTTCCTGTTTTGTAGGTCGGCGGCTCCCAGTAGGGGACAGGCGCGGGCAGCTGGCGGCAGTACCGCATAATCGTGGCCGCCGGGTGGAATTCCGCCCATTCCTTTTCTTCGTTCTTGCGTTTTGCGTACAGGTCAAAGGCACGGGCATACAGTTCCGGGGCGTATAGTTCCGGGTGGTATGCGCTGCAGGCGGATTCCGTACAGCGGGCCGTATAAGCGGTATGCCCGCAGCGGCCCGCCTTCATCTTCCCGGCCACGCAGGGGCTGTCCATGCGCAGGGCCGGGCGCTGCTGCTGCCATGCTTTTGCGCCTGCGCAGTCACACGCGCCGAGCGCCCATTCCATTGCTTCTTTTTCGCTGGTGAATCCGTTGTCAGGGCTTTCCACTTCCTTGCCGCAGCAGGGGCAGGGGACGAAGAAGCCGTCGGCAAAGTGTACCGCGTAGTCGGCGGCGGTTTCCGCCGGGGTGCGTTCGTTCTCGTTCATAGTCGGCCTTCTCTCTTGTATTTATCTGCCACAAAGCCTAGGGCCTTGTTTGACAGTAGCGAAAGTTCAAATTCTGCCCGGTCAATGTCGCCGGGCAGAAACAAGCGCCCGCGCGATTGCAACCAGCTGTTGTAAAAGGGACGCATTGCCGGGTGATTGATGTTGATAAAATACCAGGGTATGTCTGTACTGCGCTTTTCAGCGGCGGCGCGGCTTCGATCTTCCAGCACCAGAGGGGCAAGCCGCTTTATAAGGCCGGTGCGTTCATCTGCCATAGCCGTGCCGCCTTCCGTGCATTTTCCTGCGCAGGAAAGCGGCGGCGCAGCGGGTGCAGCGCTTGGCGTCCGCGCTGGCGGGGTAATTGCAGTTAAATGCAAGGCCCAACTGCTGCGCCAGGTAGTCGGGGCAGGCCCACAAGCCAAACGAAGCCGCCGCCGCTGTTTGTTCGTCCAGATTGCGAATGCCCCGCAGCGCGTTGTCCGCGCAGCCTACGACAGCCACCCGCGTTTCCATGTCAAGGCTCTGCAAATATTCCAGTACGGTCATTTGCGGGCCTTCTTCCTATTTTCGCGCAGCTGCTTGTTGTGCCTTGCCTTCATTTCCTTAACGTCCCGTGCCGTCACGCCCGTGGGCCATTCTTCCGGCGGCATATTCCAAATATACCGGCGCTTGATGGGCGGCTGGCGGTCAAGCGGTATCGGCTCAATGAAGGCTTCCCGGCTCAATCCGGCTTGCAGCGCTTCCTTTTCGGTGGTTCTCATTGTTCCGTCCCTTCCATGTATGCAGCCGTTACCGCGTCAAGCTGTCGCTGTAAGTCTTCGGCTTCGGTCTGGTATTCGTCGGCGCGCTGGTTGGCTCCGTCAAGCTGGCATTGCAGGCGGTCAGCTTCGGCGCGGTAGTCCTGTGCGCGTTGTTCGGCGGCCTGGGCCGTCTGCCGGGCGCTGGTCTTTAACAGGTCGTAGGTTTTGTGGGTCTGCCAGCCGTCCCATGCGTACCACACCAGCGCGGCAAACATAGCGGCCAGACAGGCCGCGCAGGTGCGGCGCAGGATCCTGTTTTCTCTTGCAAGCCGCCGGGCGGTCCGGTTCGGCTCGGCCATGGGTTCCGCCGGGGCGGGCAGTTCAAAGTGCAGGCAGATTGTTTCCATTTTCTTTCTCTCCCTTCTTGCGGCTTACAGCTGTATGCCTGCCACCAGCCCGGCCAGCAGGCAGAGGGCGGCGGCCACAGTCCGCAGCACCCACAGCAGGCAGAAATAAAACAGCACGTCAATGGCTACCACAGCCAGGATAATAAGCAGTGTTCTATATGGCCTTTTCATTTTTTACTCCCTTTGCAGCTTACAGCGAATTTTTGAATTCGCGGTATTTTCTCGTGTACTCGTATGCGGGCTTAAAGATGTTCTCGACGGCAGCTGCGAGGTGTGGTTCGTATTTGTGAAGCATTTCAAGTTCTTTTTCAAAATGCCCTGCGAACGGGCACCCTGCGCAGCCTGTGCGCGTGCAGCCGTAAACCGTGTAAGCGTCACTGTGAATAATGCCGTAGGCAACCTCAAATGCTTTCTTGTCACTATCTATCCACCAAAACAATGGATAATGTCGTTTCCCGTGCGCACCGTCTGCCATACAGCTTTTAATCGCTGTCGAACGCGGGCCGCCTTCTGAACGCCGCACGCCCGTAAACTGTATGTCTGCCGAATACTTTCGTCCGGCCATGTAAGCGGCTTTTTTCTTGGCTTCATCGCAGCACCGTTTTGATATTAGGAAATTCGGCGGATTCTTTACCATGAATTCCTTCATTCCTCGCGCGGATCCTATTTCTGTTTGAAGCGGCCTGTGTGGGCCGTCCTTGTAATTGTTGCACCACCAGCGCAGCGCCGCCCGGCAATTCGGGTATTTCTTTAGCAAAACGTCGAATGGCTCGTCTTCCCATTCAAAGCCGTGGCGTTGAAGTCTGTAAATGGACTCCGAAAAATTTTAGAGTAGAACGGGTAGCCTACACTTTTTACGGCACCCGCAACCGGCATTGCGCCCTTTTCGCGCTTGATTTCGATTTTGTATTTTTCTTGCAGATAGGCAAGGTGTCGCTTTGTTGCGGCCATTTCTATGCCGGTATCAAACCAAACGTATGTAATGCGCTGTCTTTCTGTTTTTAGGTGTTCTACAACGTTTACCATGTCGTCGCTGTCGGCACCGCCGGACACGGACACAAGCACATTTTGATATTGTTCTAACACGCTTCTTGTTTTGGTAAGACTGTCGTACAAAACAAATGTCGGCGCAGCTTGGATATATTCGTCTGCTGTCATTGTGTGAAAGTTTCGCCTTTCTGTTTACAGGTCGGTAATGGTGCAGGAAACGCTTGTTTCCGGGGGCAGGATGTTGCCGTCGCCGTCGGTGCTGTAGTCGATGTCGGTATTTGTGCCGTCGGCGTAGGTCTTGGCGTAGTCGGCCAGGTATTCCACGTCCTCGACTTTGTACGCGCCCAGTTCAGCATTGAAGGGAAGCGTGCCCACGTCGAAAAACTCATATTCCCAGGAAGCGCCCGTGCAGTCGTCTGTCATAGTGATTTCCAGCAGTTTGTTGTTATCGTCGTAAAACTTTGTCATGATGGTTTCTCCCTTCGTTTTTCTGCTGCCTTATGCCGCAGCCCTCTTGCGTTCGCGTTCTATCAGCGCCGCAATGCGCTGCCCTGTTTCCGTTTTCAGCCAGGCCGCCGTTTCTTCCGGCGTGGCCCACAGCTGGCCGCGACAGATTGCCGCGACAAGCGGGTCGGCCTGTTCTTTGTTCAGCGTTCGCATATCAGCCGCCCCTTCGCTTTATATAAGCCCGCGCCTGCTTTTCTGTGTCAAAATTTGCTGATTCATACACGATAAAAGCGGGCATCGTGAATCCCAGAATTCCGGGGATTTTTTCGCCGCCTTCGTGGGGGATGCCCTTTTCAGCAACGAAGCCGCCGTGGCTGCTTTTCCTGATTCTCCATTCCATTGTTTTCAACCTCACGCGCTTTCGGTGTTGAAAAGGTCGGCAACGCTGCACCCCAACACTTCGGCCAGTTTCGGCAGCTTGTCGGCGCGCGGCATTCTTGCGCCGGTTTCCCACATTCCAACGGCGGCCTGGCTCGTGCCCATAATGGCAGCAAGTTCTTCCTGGGTCATGCCCTTGGCAATGCGAAACTTTTTAATTGCCGTCATTCGTTTTTCGCTCCCTTCTAAAAATCACTATAAGTGATTGCTACGCCCTTACTATATCATTACTTTGGGTGATTGTCAACACTTAAAGTGATAATTTTCTAAAATCTCTTGAAATTATAACTTTCCGTTATTATCATAGAATAAAGGGGGCGCTTGTAATGTTTAGTCTTGAATTGAAAAAGCAGCGTGAAAGTCGTGGCTTGTCGCAGTACAAACTTGCGCAGCAACTTGGCGTTTCACAGGCAACCGTCGGAATGTGGGAAAGCGGAAAGCGCGACCCCAGCTTCCCAGTATTGCGTACAATCTGCGAATTCTTTGGCGTTTCTGCAGACCAGTTCCTGGGGCTGCAAACTTCCGAAGTCGTGAAGCGCCCAGTTCAGCCGGCTTTGTCGTCCGCCGACGCAGAATTATTGCGCAAGTTCCACGCCCTTGACGATATGGCCCAGGCCCGTATTTTGAACAGCTTGGATTTTGAATACCAGGCTGCCACACGTCAAGAACGTGCAGAATCGTCTATTTCCCCGGCGTGAAAAGGTAGGTGCTTTCCGTGCGCAAACGCATTTTTGAAGTAATAGAAGTTTCAACCGCCGGGGACAAAGCAAGCCGTGTGTATGATTGGTTTATGATGTTCGCAATCCTTTGCAGCCTTGTTCCGCTGGCTACGAAGTCAACGGCACCCTGGACCGTTGCAATAGACCGTGTTACAGTCTGCATTTTTATTGCCGACTATTTCCTGCGGCTTGTAACGGCAGATTTCAAGCTGCCCGGCAGGGGAACGGCGGCCTTCTTCCTGTACCCCTTCACGCCTATGGCCCTGGTAGACCTTCTTACGATTTTGCCGTCCTTTGGTGTCGTCGGACGCGGTGCCAGGGTGCTGCGCATTTTTCGCCTGTTTCGCACGTTTAAGGTTTTTCGGGTGGTTAAATTTGCCCGTTATTCCAAAAATATAGAAATAATTCTGAACGTCTTGCGCAGCCAGCGGTCCGCGCTTCTTACTGTCGGCGCGCTGGCCGGGGCCTACATTCTCATTTGCGCGCTTACCGTCTTCAACGTAGAGCCGGACACGTTCAGTAATTTCTTCGACGCAATCTACTGGGCAACAATATCTTTAACAACTGTTGGCTATGGCGATATATACCCGGTATCAACCGCCGGGCGTGTCTTCACTATGCTGTCGTCGCTGGTTGGTATTGCCGTTGTGGCCTTGCCTGCCGGTATCATAACGGCGGGGTACATGGACGCACTGCGCGAAGATTCCGACAAAAAGAAATAGCCCGCCGACCGGCGGGCAGAGGGGTGCTTATATGCGAGCGTTTATCTATTGCCGATTTTCCAGCCATAAGCAGCAAGAGCTTAGCATAGAGGGCCAGCGGGATATTTGCCAGGAATACGCCGACAAGCACAATATAACCGTAGTCGGCCAGTACGCAGACCGGGCGCGCAGCGGCAAGACGGAAAACCGCGCCGACTTCCGGCGGCTTATGCGCGACGCGGCCACAGGCGTGGTTGATTGCGTTCTTGTGTGGCGGTATGACCGCTTCTTCCGCAACCGTGCCGAAAGCGCCCTGTATCGCAAGCAGCTGGAAGCCGCCGGGGTGCATTTAATCAGCGTTACCGAATACATACCGGAAGGCAGTGCCGGCATAATCACGCAGGGCATGATTGAAACCGTTGCCGAATATTTCAGCGCGAAGCTGTCCGAAGATGTCAGCCGGGGCATGAATAAGGCCGCGCAGCATTGCCAGATCGTCGGCCGCGCGCCGCTTGGCTACCGGGCAGGCCCGGACAAGCGCTGGCAAATAGACCCCGTGGGGGCCGAATTGGTGCGCCGTATTTTTGAATGGTACGCCAGCGGCAAGGCCATGGGCCAGCTTGCCGCCCAGCTGAACGAAGAAGGCCACCGCACAACAAACGGCACGCTTTACACCCGCAGCAGCTTCAATTCCATTTTGCGCAATGAAAAATATATCGGTGTGTACAGCTACGGCGGGGAAGTGCGGATAGAGGGCGGCTGCCCGCGTATTATTGAAGACGAATTATTTTTTACCGTGCAGCGGCGGCTTTCCGCGAACAGGCACCGGCCCGGCGCATACAAGGCCGAAGTGCCGTACTTGTTAAGCGGGAAGCTGTTCTGCGGCCTGTGCGGCGCGCCCATGACGGGCACGGCGGGCACCAGCCACACGGGGGCGCGGCATTATTACTACATTTGCAACAACCGCCGTGCGAAAACCTGCAAAAAGAAGAACGTGCGCCTGGATTTGATAGAGGAAGCCGTGCTGCAGTCTGCGCTTGATATTCTCACCGATGAAAATATAGCCTACATTTCCACCGAAGTGGAAAGACGGTGCGCCGAAAACAGCGACAGCGCCGCACTTCTCGCCAGCTTAAACGCCCAGCTGGAAGAAGTGCAGCGCCGACTAAAAAATATAGGCAATGCCATTGCACAGGGAATTATAACAGAAACCACGAAGGAATTACTGGAAGAAGCCGAAGCAGACCGCACGGCCCTGCGCCAGCAAATAGACCGCGCGAAGGTGCAGGCCGCGCTTGTCGTTAAGGCCGAAGCCGTGGCCTGCTGGCTTGACGGGTTCCGCCGGGGTGATAGGACGGATCCAGACTTCCGCCGCCAGGTGTTCGGTGCGCTGGTTCATTCCGTCTTTGTGTATGACGATTATTTGAAGATTATTTTTAATGTGGACAGTGCCGGGGCTGCCGTTGTTCCTTATGAAGCCGCCCAGACCGCCACACCTTCGGAAGCCCCGCCGGGTTCGTATTTGGACACGTTAGGGGCACCAAAAAAAGCCTTACGGAAACGTAAGGCTTTTTTCATAATGATTGCCGCTTTGTGTGAGTGCTTTCGTTTTGCCGCTGACTTCAACCCAAGTCAGCGGCTCTTTTTGTTTTGTAGGAGAAATGCAAGAACTTTTATTGTAAGAGAAACGGTGGCATATATGCAGCTGCCGATAAAAGTAAGCAGCAAAATTATTTCCTGAAAACTCAAGCGTTCACCTCCCTCGTAATTTGGAGGCGACAATCAAGAGCAAATTATAGCAGAAGGGGAGAGGACTGTCAAAATAAGCTCTCCAATTCCTCAATGGCGGTTTGTTGGTACAATACCGAGGTATGAAACGACTGCAATATGTTTTCCGCCCGAACCTCAATGAACCGCAACACCGCCGCGCGTGGGCGTTGCTGCAGCAGATGCGGCCAGCCAAACGCAAAGAGTTTCTGGTACAGAGCATCCTTACGGCAGAACAGACAAATAGGCTGGAGAAAAGCATCCGCAAGGTGGTGCGGGAAGAGCTGCAGGCAGTCAACATAACCAACGCTGTTCCCAGCTCACCGCCAGACGATGCGATTCCGACTGCAGCGATTTCTTTTTTGGATTCACTTTAGGGGGTGGTTCCAATGCGCTGATTATGGGACAAGGGGATAAAAATGGTGCCGCAACATGGACTTTTCATACAAATCGTGGTATACTGATTTCAAACTATCTGCACAGCAAATTGAAATATAGGAGAACAGCGGTATGTATGATTATCTGGTAGTCGGCTCCGGCCTGTACGGCGCTATCTTTGCGCATGAGGCAAAGGCACACGGCAAGAGCGTGCTGGTGATTGATAAGCGCCCCAACATTGCGGGCAATATCTACACCGAGAACATCGAGGGTATCAACGTCCACAAGTACGGCGCACATATCTTCCATACCAACAACAAAAAAGTCTGGAATTATATCACCCAGTTTGCGGAGTTCAACCGCTTTACCAACTCGCCGGTTGCCAACTACAAGGGCGAGCTCTACTCGCTGCCCTTCAATATGTATACTTTTAATAAGATGTGGGGTGTGGTCACGCCGGAGGAAGCTGCCGCCAAAATTGAGGAGCAGCGCAAAGAAATCACCGGCGAGCCGAAGAACTTGGAAGAACAGGCCATCTCCCTTGTGGGCCGCGACATCTATGAGAAGCTCATCAAGGGCTACACCGAGAAGCAGTGGGGCCGCGATTGCAAGAATCTGCCCGCCTTCATCATCAAGCGATTGCCTGTGCGCCTGACCTTTGACAACAACTATTTCAACGCGCTGTATCAGGGCATCCCCATCGGCGGCTACACCAAGATGATTGCCAACCTGCTGGACGGCATTGAAGTGCGCCTGAACACTGACTATCTGGAAAACAAGGCTGCACTGGATGCACTGGCTGACAAGGTGGTCTACACCGGCCCCATTGACGCTTACTTTGATTATAAGCTGGGCACGCTGGAGTACCGCTCTGTCCGCTTTGAGAACGAGCTCCTCGACAAGCCCAGCTTTCAGGGCAATGCTGCGGTCAACTACACCGACCGCGAGACGCCGTGGACCCGTATCATCGAGCACAAGTGGTTCGAGTTCGGCAAGGACGAGAACGGCAACGACCTGCCCAAGACCATTATCAGCCGCGAGTACTCCTCCGAGTGGAAGCCCGGCGATGAGCCGTACTATCCGGTCAACGATGCCAAGAACGGCGCCTTGTACGCTGAATACAAGAAGCTGGCCGAGGTCGAGCCGAAGGTTATCTTCGGTGGCCGCCTGGGCGAGTACAAATACTACGATATGGATCAGGTTATCGCCGCCGTGCTTGACCGCTGTGAGGCAGAGCTGGCATGATCCGCGTTGCAATCGTCGAGGACGAGGCAGCGGTCCGCGAACAGCTGGCAGGCTATGTGCAGCGCTGCACACGGCAGTATGGCACGCTGTTTGAGGTGACGATGTTCACCGATGGACTGGAAATTCTGGAAGAATACCGGCCTGTCTATGACATTATTTTTTTGGATGTGGAGATGCCGCAGCTGGACGGTATGGAGACGGCCCGCCGTATCCGCGCTATGGACAGCGAGGTGCAGCTGATTTTCATTACCAATATGGCGCAGTACGCCATCAAGGGATACGCGGTGGGGGCGCTGGACTATGTGCTCAAGCCGGTGCCGTACTTTGCGTTCTCGCAGCAGCTGCAAAAGGCCGTTGGCCAGCTGACCCGGCGGGCGCGGCAGTATCTGGCCGTGCCGGTGGAAGGCGGTATGCGCCGCGTGGACGCCGCCGAGGTCTACTACATCGAGAGCGATGGCCACCGCATCAACTTCTATACGGAAAACGGAGATTTTTCCGCCCCCGGCACCCTGAAAACGTGGGAGGAAAAGCTGGAAAACAGCGCCTTCGTCCGCTGCAACAGCGGCTATCTGGTCAATCTGGCGCACGTGTCCGGCGTGCAGCAGAACACGGTGCAGGTTGGCCCGCATGAGCTGCAGATCAGCCGCCCCAAGCGCAAGGCGTTTCTGGCCGCGCTGGCGGATTATATCGGGGGTGGCGGCGCATGATTCTGCCGGATATTCCGCGGCTTTACACCGCGTTGGCGGAAATTCTGGGCGCGGTGCTCTACGCGCAAGCCGCGCCGTCCCGCACCGCAAAGCCGGTGTACTGGGGCATTACGGCGGGCTGCGGCGCACTGCTGCGGCGTTCCTCTACCTGACCGGCGATGTACCGCTGCTCTGGTGGATACCCTGCATGGCGGCGGCCATCGTGTGGATTTATCTGTACCTGTTGGCTACGCGGGAGCTGAACCTACTGGAGGCGGGCTACTGCTGCGCCCGCGCCTTTATTGTGGCAGAGTTCGCCGCCAGCGTGGAATGGCAGTTCCACTGCGGAATCTGGCCGCAACGCGGGGCATGGGAGCCGCTGTCCCTGCTGCTGTTGGCGGTGGTCTATGCGGTGGTCTACGGTTTTCTGTTCTGTTTTGAGAGTCGCCGCAAGATTGCGGCCCGGCTGGTCATCACCCCCCACCGCCATGCTGATGGCGGTGGTAATGGCAGTGACGGTCTTTGCCGTAAGCAATCTGAGCTTCGTCTCGGGGGACGAGGTCACAATCGTGGTGTTCTACATCCGCACGCTGGTGGACTTTGCGGGCGTGCTGATTCTGAGCGTCCAGCATGAGCAACTGCGGGAGGCGGCGCTGCACAGCGAGCTGGCGGCGATGGATAACGTCCTGCACCGCCAGTATGAGCAATACAAGCAGAGCAAAGAAAACATCCGCCTGATTAACCGCCGCTACCATGAGCTGAAAATGCAGATTGCGGCCATTCGTGCCGAGCGCGACAAGGTCAAGCAGGACGCCGCACTGGCCGAGATGGAAGGCGACATCCACCGCTATGAGGCCGAGAACAAGACCGGCAACCCGGTGCTGGACACCCTGCTTACCGCCAAAAGTATGTACTGCCAGCAGCACGGCATCAACCTGACCTGCGTGGCAGACGGCACGCTGCTGAATTTTTTGACAACTGGGGAGATATGCACCATCGTCGGCACGGCGCTGGACAATGCCACCGAGAGTGTGCTGACCGAGCAGGACCCCGAAAAGCGGCTGATTCGCGTGGCCGCCTACACCCAGAACGGCTTTGTGATGCTGCGGTTTGAAAACTACTGCGCCCAGCCGGTGGAGCTGGGGCCGGACGGTCTGCCGCGCCAGAGCAGCCACGGCGGCTATGACCTAAAAAGCGTCCGCGCCGCCGCCGAGACCCACGGCGGCACCGTGACCCTGCACTGGGAGAACGAGTGGTTCACCCTGCGGGTACTGCTGCCGCAAAAGAATGAACTGTGAAAAAACTCCGGAGATAGCTCCGGAGTTTTTTTGATGGCGCAGATTGCACAAACAGGCAAGACGGAAAACTGGCAAAATGACCAATAAAAATTGACATACTCCGACGGAATCGACAGATTGTGAAGCGAAACCGACAATTTATGTATTTTTTGTGTTTTTCTGTAAAAAAACGCTATAATAAAGAAGCAAAATTCGGCGAGGCCGAAAAAGAAGGAGAAAAAAGTATGAAAACGTTCCTCTGCGTTGTGCGGCGGGTATTGGCGGTTCTGCTGGCGCTTATCTTTGCGCTGCTGGGGGCTGCCTGCCTGATTGCCATTCCGCTGTCCAACAACTATTCGGCTATGATCAGTATGGCCGTAGCAATGCCGACCACCGCCAAAAGCGGCGGCAGCAATCCGCAGTATTTCACCAGTGACTATTCCTCCGCCGCGGCGGTGCAGGAGGCTTCGGCCCAGCTCTGCCGCGAAATTGAGCAGGAGGGTATGGTTCTTCTGCGCAATAATGGAGATGCTCTACCGCTGGCCAAGGGCGCAAGCGTAACCCTTCTGGGCGAAAGCGCAGCCGACCTTGTCTATGGCGGCGCAGGCGCGGGCAGCGTGGACACCTCCACTGCGCCCAATCTGCGGCAGGCTATGGAGGCCGCAGGCTTTACCGTCAACCCGGTGCTGTGGGACTTTTACACCACCGGCGCGGGTGCCTCCTATAAAAAGGAAGTGCCCAGCATTACCGGGCAGGGCCGCTTTGCAGCCAACGAGGCCCCGCAGAGCGCCTACACGCAGGCTGAATTTGACAGCATGGCGCAGTACAATGATGCTGCAATCGTGGTGATTGGCCGCAGCGGCAGTGAAAGCGTGGATTTGCCGACAGAGTACCTCTCCTTCACGCAGGAGGAGCGCGACCTGATTCAGATGGCAACCGAACGCTTTGACAAGGTGATTCTGCTGCTGAACGTGACCAACCCCATCAATATGACGGAGCTCAGCCGGTATGACATTGACGCTGTGCTTTGGGTGGGCGCACTGGGGCAGGAGGGTGCCTATGCCATCGGCGAAGCACTGAACGGCACGGTGAACCCCAGCGGCCACTTGGTGGACACCTGGGCGGCTGACGCATCCTCTGCCCCGGCCGCTGCGAATCTGGGCGACTACACCATCACAAACAGCGATGTGTTTGCCGGTAACAAGTATATTGTCTACGCCGAGGGCGTCTACGTCGGCTACCGCTACTATGAGACCCGCTATGAGGATGCCGTTCTGGCACAAGGCAATGCGGGGGATTTTGACTACGATGCACAGGTGGTGTACCCCTTCGGCTACGGCCTGAGCTATACGGACTTCAGCTGGTCGGATTACAAGATGACCGAAACGGCGGACGGCTTTGCGCTGAACGTTACCGTCACGAACACCGGCAAGGCTGCGGGCAAGGAGGTTGTGCAGGCGTATCTGCAGAACCCGTATACGGAATATGACCGTGCCAACCGCATTGAAAAACCGGCGGTGGAGCTGGTCGGCTTTGCCAAGACGGATATCCTGCAGCCCGGCGAAAGCCAGACCGTCAAGATTGATGTGGACAAGAGCGCCCTGAAGGTCTTTGACGCCTACGGCGCGGGCACCTACATTCTGGAGGCAGGGGACTACTACCTGACGGCTGCCTCCAACGCCCACGAGGCTGCCAAGAACATTCTGGCCGCCAAGGGCGCGGAGGTGGACGGCAATGCGGCGATGACCGCGCTCTATAATCAGGCGCAGACCGATACCAGAACCTTTGCAACGGCGGAAACTGGTGCAGCCGTCACCGCGCAGCTTGCCGATGGAGACATTGCAACCTATGACGCTGACTTTACCTATCTGAGCCGCAGCGACTGGAGCGGCACCTGGCCGACCACCTACCAGAATGGCAGCTGGGAGGCCCCGGAAGCCGTGCTGACTGCGCTGGAAATTACCCGCCCGGAGGATGAAAGCGCCGAAATGCCGGCCTTTGAAGAGGCGGGCAACCTGAAGCTGTGCGACCTGATTGGCGCGGACTATGACGATGCCCGCTGGGAAACGCTGCTGAGCCAGATGAGCAAGAAGGACACCTACAATCTGATTCGCCATGCAGGCTATGGTACGATGGCGGTCGAGAGCATCGGCGCGCCCGGCACGGTACATAAGGATGGCCCCGCAGGCATTTCCAGCACGCTGGCGGGCGGCAATCTGCACTGCATGGCGTATGAGCCTGCGGTGGTGCTGGCTTCGACCTACAATGTGGAGCTGGCGTCCCGCCGCGGCAAGCTGGTGGGCGAGGACAGCCTCTCCAGCGGGGTGCAGGTCTGGTATGCCCCGGCTATGAACATCCACCGTGCAGCCAACAGCGGCCGTAACTTTGAGTATTATGCCGAGGACCCGCTGCTTTCCGGCGTGTTCGGCGCAGCGGAGACTGCCGCCTTCCAGAGCAAGGGCGGCATTGTCACCATCAAGCATTTCGCCTTCAATGACCAGGAGACCAACCGTATCGGCGGTGCGATGTTCGTCAATGAACAGGCCGCCCGCCAGCTGTACCTGAAGCCCTTTGAGATGAGCGTTGTGGACGGCGGCGCTGTGGGCATTATGAGTGGTATGAACCGCATCGGCTGCCGCTGGATTGGCGGCCATGAAGGTATTATGACCAACATCCTGCGCGGTGAGTGGGGCTACAAGGGCTTTGTCATTACTGACCAGACCTCCTTCAACAGCTTTGATTACTGCGACATCCGCGAGGGTCTGGCTGCGGGCAATGACCTGTGGCTGAACACGGCCTACAATATGTGGGCGCTCAATGACAGCGAGCTGACCGCAACGGTTATGCAGAACGCCCGCACGGCCGCGCACCGCTATCTGTACGCGGTGGCCAACTCCAACGCAATGAATGGCGTGGATGCCGATACCACGGTCAAGAACATCATCCCGGCATGGCAGTATACCTACGTGGCGTTGGTGGTCTTTGTGGCGGTGATGTGGTTCTTCGGCTTCAAGGCGGTGCGTGCGCTGTGGGCCAGCAAGCGCTATCTTGCCAAGAAGGCAGAGCGCAAGGCCAAGCGCGCCGCAAAGAAGGCTGCCAAGGCCAACAAAGCGTAAAAACAGCAACTTGCACAACACAAACCTATAAAACTTAGCCAAAATGCGCAGGAAAACGCCTGCGCATTTTGGCTTTTTTGCAAGTTATGCTTCAAAAACAACAGATTGTGCAAAAAAGCAACTTTTCCGGAAAAAATGATTATAATAGAATCTGCAACGAAAGGACACTGATTGCGCAGTGCCTTAGAATGCAAGGAGGAAAAAGCAAATGCAAAAGAAAAAACTGACCCCGCTGCAAATCGTGGGCCATGTACTGCACACCGCTATTCTGGGCGTTCTGGCAGTTGTCATGGCGGTTCTGCTGTTTGCGGCCAACGTAATCCTGCCCGGGTATGCCCGCATGGTCAATGCCATGCTGGGCTACAAGAAGTCGTGGGATAACAGCAAGGTGCAGACGGATGGCCTGAACCTTGACTACAACACGTCTGATTACACGGCAGACAATATCGGCGCTGCGGAAGCCGACCTGACCGACCGCATCAACAGCGAGGGCGTTGTCCTGCTGAAAAATGACGGCGGCCTGCCCCTGGCAGAGGGTACGACCGTCAGCCTGTTCTCTGCCAACAGCAACCAGAATGCAGGTGCCGGTTTGATGGGCGGCGGCACTCCGCTGAACACGGCACTTGCCTCCCACGGGTTGAATGTGAATGAGACACTATGGAACTTCTACAGCGCGGGTGCCGGTGCAGGCTACGGTCTGGCCAGCGGCTCCATCAGCTTCGGCGATGCCGAGGACTTCCGCATCAATGAGTGCCCGCTGTCCGTTCTGCAGGGCGAGAGCGGCCTGCTGGACAGCGTGCAGGGCACGACCCCGGTCTATGTGCTGAAGCGTGTGGCAGGCGAGGGCCGCGATATGCCGCGCTCCATGTACAACCACGCAGACACGCAGGAGGATAAGGTTCGCAGCTATCTGGAGCCGGACACCACCGAGCGTGAAATCCTGCAATACCTGAACGACAACTATGATAATACCGTGCTGATTATCAACTCTAACGCAGCGCTGGAGCTGGACTGGCTGGCAGACTATCCCAACATCAAGTCTGTGCTGTATGCCCCCACGATTGGTGCCAGCATGGCAGACATTCTGACCGGCAAGGTCAGCCCCAGCGGCCGCACGGTGAACACCTTTGCCGCCGATGCCTCCGCATCCCCGGCCGCACAGAACTTTGGCGACTATGCCTACTATGATGAGAACGGCAATATCACCAAGTACAACTATGTCACCTACGAGGAAGGCATCTACGTCGGCTATCGCTACTATGAAACCCGCTACGAGGACACCGTTCTCGGCCAGGGAAACGCGGGCGATTACGACTATGCCAAGGAGGTCATCTATCCCTTCGGCTACGGCCTGAGCTACACCAGCTTTGACTGGAGTGACTTCAAGGCTGATTGGAGCGGCGATACCTGCACCGCACAGGTTACGGTGACGAACACCGGCGACGTTTCCGGCAAGGACGTTGTGGAGGTGTATGTGCAGAGCCCCTACACCGACTATGACAAGACAAACGGCGTGGAGAAGCCCGCCGTGGAGCTGGTTGGCTACGGCAAAACCGCAGAGCTTGCCCCCGGCGCCAGTGAGACCGTGAGCGTCACGTTCACCAAGGATCAGCTCAAGGCGTATGACGCCAACGGCGCAAAGACGTACATTCTGGATGCAGGGGATTACTACATCACCGCAGCCAAGGACGCCCATGAGGCTGTCAACAATGTGCTGGCTGCCAAGGGCAAGACCGCAGCCGATGGCATGACAGCGGACGGCGATGCCGCCTTCACGGCTGTGTACACCCCCGCCAATACCGAGACCGATACCACGACCTACGCAACGGACAGCCGCACGGGCGCGGCCATCACCAACCAGTTGGACGCTGCCAAGGGCGATGCTGTTTACCTGACCCGCAGCGACTGGACCGGGACCTTCCCCAAGCCGGACGGCGAGCCCAGTGACGTCATCAGCACCTGGGGCAACGAAATCAACGGCACCGATGCAGACGGCAACCCGGCTTCCTATCAGTACAAAAAGACTGCGGATGCTGCGCTGGTGGCGCAGCTGGATTCTGCAGATTCCGGCAACCCGACGGTAGGGGACACCTACAGCGATACCATTACCTACGGCGCCAAGAATGGTCTGAGCCTGATTGACCTGCGCGGCAAGAGCTATGACGACCCGATGTGGAATGACCTGCTCGACCAGCTGACGGCAGAGGACTACTATAACATCATTACCTGCTCCGGCTACGGCGTGCCGGCCATCGACAGCGTCGGCAAGCCCTTTGTGATTGATGCAGATACTGCCAGCGGCCTGATTTACGGCGGTACCGGCGCTATGTTCCCCAATATGATGACGCTGGCACAGACCTGGAACCAGGACCTGGCACTGGAATACGGCACGATGATTGGCAATGAGGCGGTTATCGGCGGCTGCGACGGCTGGTATGCGCCCTCTATGAACATTCACCGCACGCCGTTCAGCGGCCGTAACGGCGAGTATTATTCCGAAGATCCGTTCCTGTCCGGCACGGTAGCCTCCAAGGAGGTATATGGTGCTGCCACCAAGGGGCTGTATGCCTACATCAAGCATTTCGCCTTCAATGACCAGGAAAACCACCGCGGCGACCGTGAAGGCCAGTACGGCGCAGCAACCTGGCTGAATGAGCAGTCTGCCCGCGAAATTTACCTGAAGCCCTTCGAGATGTGCATGAAGCTGGACGATATCACGCTGAACTATGTCGAGAAGCAGGCGGACGGCAGCTATCAGAACGCAGAAACCACGATTCCTGCAGCTATGGGCGTTATGACGGCCTTCAACCGCATCGGTGCAACCTGGACCGGCGGCAGCTATGCGCTGATTACCGGCATCCTGCGCACCGAGTGGGGCTTCAACGGCGCAGTCATCACCGATAACGCGAACACGGGCGTATTTATGCTCGGCCAGCAGATGATTGAGGCAGGCGCCGATATGAAGCTGACCTATGATACGTCCGCGGCCCGCTGGGATAATTACGACGCCAACGACCCGGAAACCTACCATTACGCCCGTGAGGCACTGCACCATGTGCTGTACACCACGGCCAACACCAAGGCAATGAACCACGCTATGCCGGGCAGCGTCTACAAGGACGGCCCGCAGATTGCCACGGTTGTGCGCACGGTGGTCAACATCCTCTGCACGCTGCTGCTGGTGTTCTTTGCCTACCGCATCTTCCGCGTCTGGAAGCCGAGCAAGCGTAAGCTGGCAAAACTGGAAGCCAAGGCTGCTGCCAAGGCCAACAAAGCGTAAAAACAGCAACTTGCACAATACAAACCTATAAAACTTAGCCAAAATGCGCAGGAAAACGCCTGTGCATTTTGGCTTTTTTGCAAGTTATGCTTCAAAAACAACAGATTATGCAAAAAATGAGTCATTGGCGCATTTCTCTGCTACAATAGAATCAACACAAAAGCATGGTACCGGCTTGTAAGTGTTATGAGAGGAAAAAGCAAGTAAGAGGAGAAAAAAGCAAATGACAAAGCAACCTAAGGTTCGCAAGCCGCATCCCGTATTGCACGGGATTGGGCTGGTGCTGTCCGTGATTTTGTTGGCCGCGGTTCTGATCAGCACCTATGTTTTGTCCACATTGGCAACCGTGATTGACAGCTTTTTCGGCGCGCCAAGCGGTCACTATTCTGACGCAGAAATTGCAGACACCAAAGTAAAGGCCGAGGCACTCGCCGCCGATGTGGAGGCCGAGGGCACGGTTCTGGTGCAGAACAACGAAAACACCTTGCCGCTGGCCGCCGACACCAAAAAGGTCAATGTGTTCGGCTGGGCATCCACCGCATGGCTGGGCGGCGGCTCCGGCTCCGGCGGCGTGAACGCCGTCAACACCGATCTGCTGGCCGCCCTGACCGCTTACGGCATTGAGTACAACACCGAGCTGACCGATATGTACAAGGACTTCCAGCCCGGGCGTGAATACGTCAAAACGCTGAAGAGCCGTCCCGAGCAATCCGGCCGCCTGTACGAGCCTGACATCAGCAACACCACCTACTACACCCAGTCGATGCTCGACAACGCCAAGAACTTCTCCGATACGGCCATCGTCGTGATTGGCCGTCTGGCAGGCGAGAGCAACGACGCCACCAAGCAGCAGTACAAGCGCACTGAAAAAGGCGGCGACATTGTGGAGGACGACACCCGCACGATGCTGGAGCTGACCACCGAGGAAGAAAATCTGCTGACCTACGTCGGTGCCAACTACGCCCATGTGGTAGTGCTCATCAACTCCACCAACGTTATGGAGCTGGGCCAGATTGAGACCATCCCCGGCGTGGATGCCTGCCTGATTGCCGGTTTGTCCGGCTCCGAGGGCGCAACCGCCATCCCCGCCGTGCTGTGGGGCGACAAAGAACCCAGCGGTCGCACCGCTGACACCTGGGCGTATGATCTGACCACAGCCGCCAGTTATGCCAACGCCGGTATGGAGGGCGTGGGCGCTTACGCCGATGCCGAGGGTCTGTACCCGGCGGACGGCACCGTCAGCGGCAACCTCGATACCTACGATGCCTATGAGCAGGTCTCCTATGTAGATTACGCCGAGGGCATTTACATCGGCTACAAATGGTACGAGACCGCTGACGCCGAGGACTACTGGGACGGCGTTTCCAACGAGCACGGCACCGGCTATGACGCCGTTGTGCAGTATCCCTTCGGCTACGGCCTGAGCTACACCAGCTTTGATTGGAAGGTGACCGACGCCTCCGCCAACGGTGCCACCCTGACGAAGGACGGCGATGTGACCGTGAAGGTCACCGTCACCAACACCGGCGACCGCGCCGGCAAGGATGTTGTGCAGCTCTACTACACCGCACCCTATATTGCAGGCGAGATTGAAAAGTCCGGCGTGGAGCTGGGCGCGTTCGCCAAGACGAAGGAGTTGCAGCCCGGCGAGAGCGAGGAGGTTACCCTGACCGTTCCCGTCTCCGATATGGCCAGCTATGACGCCTATGACGCCAACCACAACGGTTTTACCGGCTATGAGCTGGACGCAGGCGATTACATCTTTACCGTGCGCCACGATGCCCACGATGTGGACGATGACGCCGCCGCAACCATTACCTGCAACCTGCCTGCCAACGTCCAGTATGCCGAGGACACCGTCACCGGCAACCCGGTTTCCAACAAGTTCACCGGCAGCGATGCCATTGACGGCGTCAGCCTGGACGGCAGCGACTCCAACCAGAACATCACCTACATGACCCGCGCTGACTTTGCGGGCACCTTCCCCAAGACCAACACCCCCAGCCGCGCTATGACCGACAACGTCAAGGCACTGAACCTTTACACCGCCGATATGGCGAACGGCTACATCAATGAGGCCGACGAGGCCATCACCACCGGCGCAAAGAACGGTCTGAAGATTGAGGACAACGGCAAGACCACCGACCTCGGCTTCCAGCTGGGCGCTGACTTCAATGACCCGCAGTGGGATGCGCTGCTCGATGAGCTGACCGTGAATGAGATGGAAAATATGTACATCAACGCCTACGGCGGTCTGGCCGAGCTCAAGAGCGTCGGCAAGATCAAGAGCAAGGACGCTGACGGCCCCTCCCAGATTGGCGGCTTCACCGGTATGGGCGCTGGCACCGGCTTCCCGAGCTCCAGCACGCTGGCCCAGACGTGGAACGGCGAACTGGCCCAGGAGGAGGGCCGCACCATCGGCACGCAGGCTTTGCAGAACGGCTATACCGGCTGGTATGCGCCTGCCACCAATATGCACCGCAGCCCCTTCAACGGCCGTAACTACGAGTATTATTCCGAGGACAGCCTGCTGTCCGGCGTCATCTGCGGCAACACCGTGCAGGGCGCCAATGACGCTGGTGTCTACACCTACGTCAAGCACTTTATCTGCAATGACGGTGAAAGCGGCATCTACCGTGATTCTGTCTACACGTGGATGACCGAGCAGGCTCTGCGTGAGATCTATCTGCGTCCCTTCCAGATGCTGGTCGAGGACTATGACGCTGTCGGCCTGATGAGCAGCTACAACCGTATCGGCGCTGTTTGGGCTGGCGGCAGCGAGGCGCTGCTGACCGGCATCCTGCGTGACGAGTGGGGCTTTGACGGCGCTGTGATTACCGACTACTGCGACCATCACAGCTATATGAACGGCGACCAAGCCCTGCGCGCAGGCGGCAGCCTGTGGATGGCTGGCTTCATCGGCGGCAAGATGGCCTTTGAGACCGGCTCCAACAGCTATCTGCAGGCCCTGCGCCGCGCTGCAAAGCAGACACTGTATATGTATCTGCATGTCCGTGTGACCAACCGCGACTATGCCGAGAGCATCGGCGATACCACCGCGCTGCGCCACGACTTTAAGCCCGCTGTGCTCGGCTGGCGTCACCTTGTTGCGCTGATCGACCTTGTTGCCGTGGCACTGTTTGCACTGGCGATCCGCGGTATTGTCCGTGATGTCAAGCTGTACAAGGCCGCTAAGGCCGCCAGAGCCGAAAACAAGAACGCATAAAAATAACCCCCGCAACACCGCACAATGCAAGTGCATGACCGTGACTTGAAATTGCGCGGTATTGCCTAATAAAAAAGGAGTGCCTACCCTTGAAAAACGCAGAAATCATCCAACAACTGAACCTTGAACAAAAATGCGCACTGCTCTCCGGCGAGACGGTCTTTACCACCCGGGGGTATAAAAAGGCGGGTATTCCTTCCATCACCCTGTCCGACGGCCCCAACGGTGTGCGCAAGCAGGCCGGGGCTGCGGACCATCTGGGGCTGAACCCCAGCGTACCCGCAACCTGTTTCCCCACAGCAGCCACCGTGGCCTGCAGCTGGGACCCTGCCCTCGGCGAGCAGGTCGGTCAGGCAATGGGGGAGGAGGCCGCCGCACAGGAGGTCTCCGTCCTGCTGGGCCCCGGCCTAAACACCAAGCGCAGCCCGCTTTGCGGCCGCAACTTTGAGTATTTCTCCGAGGACCCCTACCTCTCCGGCAAGATGGCCGCAGGCTATGTGCGCGGCATCCAGTCCGAGGGTATCTCCGCCTGTCCCAAGCATTTCGCCGTCAACAGCCAGGAGCTGCGCCGTATGGCGTCCGACTCCGTGGTGGACGAGCGCAGCCTGCGCGAGCTGTACCTGACCGGCTTTGAGATTGTTGTCAAAGAGGCACATCCCAAAACCATTATGTCCAGCTACAACCTCATCAACGGCACCTACGCCAACGAGAACGCCCATCTGCTGCAGGATATCCTGCGCAAGGACTGGGGCTTTGACGGCGCGGTTGTCACCGACTGGGGCGGCAGCAATGACCATGCGCTGGGCGTAAAGAACGGCTCTACGCTGGAAATGCCCGCCCCCGGCGGGGATGCCGTCCGCGAGCTGCTGAAGGCCGTGGAGACCGGCAAAATCACCGAGGCGGACGTTGACGCCCGTCTGGATGAGCTGCTGACGTTGGTTTTTGACACCCACGCCGCTGTGGAAAATCACAGCCGTGAGTTTGACGCCGACGCCCACCATGCGCTGGCCCGCCGCGCTGCCGCAGAGAGCACCGTCCTGCTCAAGAACGAGGAAGGCCTACTGCCGCTGGCCGCCGGTGCCCGCGTGGCCGTTATCGGTGACTTTGCCGAGACACCCCGCTATCAGGGCGCAGGCTCCAGCGCGGTCAACTCCATCAAGGTGGACACCTTCCTCGAATGTCTCAAGGAAAGCGGCTTGAACAGCGTTGGCTTTGCCGCGGGCTTTGACCGCCAGGGCAAGCCGGACGATGCCAAAAAAGCCGAGGCCGTCGCACTGGCGAAAAAGGCCGACACCGTGCTGCTCTGCTTAGGGTTGGACGAGATCAAGGAGAGCGAGGGTCTGGACCGCGCCGATATGAAGCTGGCGGACAACCAGATTGAGCTTCTGCAGGCTGTACAGCAGGCAAACCCCAACACCGTGGTCGTGCTCAGCGCGGGTGCATCGCTGGAAACGCCGTGGCTGACCCACTGCAAGGCGCTGGTTTACGGCGCACTGGGCGGTCAGGCCGGTGCAGGCGCTATGGTCGATGTGCTGACCGGCAAGGTCAACCCCAGCGGCAAGCTGGCGGAAACCTGGGCCAACGCCTATGAGCACACCCCCGCCAAGGACAACTTTGCGGGCAAGGGCCGCACCGTGCAGTACCGTGAGGGGCTGTACGTGGGCTACCGCTACTACCAGACCGCGGGCGTGCCGGTGGCGTTCCCCTTCGGCTACGGCCTGAGCTACACGAACTTTGCCTACTCTGACCTGAAGGCAGATGCCCACAGCGTGACCCTGACCGTAAAGAACACCGGCAACCGTGCCGGTGCCGAGATTGTGCAGCTGTACATTGCCAAGCCGGACGCGAAGGTGTTCCGCCCCGCGCAGGAGCTGAAGGCCTTTGCCAAGGTGCAGCTGGCTGCAGGGGAGAGCAAGACCGTGACCCTGACGCTGGACGACAAGGCGTTCCGCTACTGGAACACCAAGACCGACAGCTGGGAAGTTGAGGGCGGCAGCTACGAAATCCGCGTGGGCGCTTCCTCCGCTGACATCCGCCTGACGGCTGTTGTGGAGGTGGCCGGCACCGAGGCCCCCAACCCCTACGCGGGCAAGAGCCTGCCCCACTACGAAAGCGGCAAGGTGCAGAGCGTACCCGATGCCGAGTGGGAGACCCTGATGGGCTGCCTCATCCCGGAGGACAAGGTCCGCATCGACCGCAATATGACGCTGGGTGAGCTCAACCACAGCCGCAGCCCCATTTGCTGGCTGGTCTGGCTGGTGCTGCACACCCTGCTGACGGCCAGCTACAAGAGAGGCAAGCCGGACCTGAACGTGATGTTCCAGTACAATATGCCGCTGCGCGCTCTGGCCAAGATGACCAACGGCGCCATCAGCATGGGCATGGTGGACGGCATCGTGATGGAGGCCAAGGGCTTCTGGATTATCGGCCTGTGCCGTGTCATTGTGGAAGCGGTCAAGAACGTGATTCTCAACGTGCAGCTGGAAGGCCGGCTGCGCAACAGCTGAATAGGAGCAGACCATGCAGTTTTGGAATAGCTTTGCGGCCAAGCACCCGGCCGCTGCCAAGTGGGTGCGCGAGGGCGGTTTGTTCGTCATCGTATCCAACCTGATTACCGTATTCAAGTATCTGCTGCTGCAGTTCCTGCCTGCCGCGTTCAGCAGCCTGCCGGTGGTGGACTTCGGCTGGCCGGGCATCCCGGTGACGCTTTTCGGCGAGACCTTCCAGTGGAACATTCTGGGGTATGACTCCGCCCACGGCGGTCTGCCGTACTTCTGTGCCTATATGGTGGCAATGGTCATCGGCGAGTGCATCAACTTTCCGATTCAGCGCAGTTTCGTGTTCCGCAGCAAGGGCAATCTGGCCAAGCAGATTGCCTGGTATGTGGTGGCGTTCTGCATCATCACCTGCATCGTCAACTCCATCAACTGCATCTGGGTGGCGGTGGCAGGCCTGCTGGTGCCGGACTTCATCTACAACATCGGCACTACTGTGTTGAACGGCGGTATCTCGATGGTGATATTCTTCTTCGTCAACAAAATCATCTTCCCGGAAGGGGAGGCAAAACAGGCGTAACCGCCTGACAAAAT